TCTTCAAAACGCTGCCCCCTCCCCAAAAGAGGTGGTGTTTTTCCATCACCGCGCCGCCAATAATTCACCACAGCCACTACGGCACATTTTTCGTAGGAGCAGTTTTGCTTTTCATCCATGCGGGTGGTCACCCTCGACGGCTGAAATGCTGCTCCTACTTTTTTATATCCTGGGTACGGTTTAAGAGGCTCAGGCTTTGCAAGCCGAACATTTCAGCGCAATGAACAACGCCGCCCATCGTGAGATGAGCGGCGTTTTTATTCACCTGTAGGAGCTTGCCGCAGGCTGCGATCTTTTGATCATTGCCTGGAAGCGAGCGATCAACTGTCGCGCCACAACACCGTGTCCTGCATAGTTGCTCGCGTCGTATGGAAGGCATTGGCGGGCGCCTCAACGTCGGCATATCCAAAAGAAACCCCACAAACCACCAGCCGGCTCTCGTCGATTGCAAAGTGGCGATGCACAAACGCAGAGTGGCTGGCCAGCGCGGCCTGAGCGATGACGCCGAGACCCAGTGCCTCGGCTACCAGTAGCAAATTGGCTACATAACCGCCGCAATCGACCGCACCATAAGTACCTAGGGCCCGGTCACTCGTGATAATGGCGACATGCGGTGCATCGAACAGTGAAAAATTGCGTTGGGTTTGTTGCTGACTGGCGATGCGGTCTCCCGGTGTAATACCGAGGCTATCGTAAAGCTGTCGCGCGCATTCACGTCTGCGCTCCTTGTACACCCCTTGATAGTGGGTGGGAAAAGGAAAGTCAGGTGCCGGTGATCCCGTTAGCAATTCCCTCGCGTAAGCGGCGCGCAAACGCTCGGTGGCAACGCCACGTGTCACGATGACTTGCCATGGCTGCGTATTGCACCAGGAAGCAGTACGTTGAGCCAACGTGAACATACGCGTTATCAATTCGTGTTCGACTGGCTGAGGAAGAAATGCGCGGCAACTGCGTCGGTGCTGTAACAAACGCTCAAGCGTTTCAACATCGGTCGGGTTCATGATGCTGGCTGCATCGATGAAAGCTGATACCAGGCGACACCCTCTGCATCCTCCGTCACCACTGCCCTTCCCCGCTCGATCAGATAGTTCAGATTGGCCAGCGCCTCGCCGGTGGCAAGCGACAGGACGCCGTCGTCGATCTTGCGGGCAAACAATACGGAAAACACATCGACTACTCGCCGAGGCCCCTCAGCCAGCAAAACCTGTAACCGCTCCAGAGCGCGACGGTGACTTCGATCCAGGTGGTCCAGTCGACCATGCAAACGGTGAAAGGGATCGTCGTGGGCTGGTAACACCAGCACATCATCGGGCACCTGCTGCCGGATCTTTTCAAGAGACTGCAACCAATCATGCAATGGGTCGGCCTGGGGTTCGGTGGGCAGAACCGAGACGTTGGACGAGATACGCGGTAATACCTGATCGCCGGAAATCAATAGCTTCAATTCCGGACAGTAGAAACAGGCATGCTCAGGTGAGTGTCCGGAGCCTGTGATTACCTGCCATTGATGCGCGCCGATGTGCAGGGTCTGGCCGTCGCGCAGTCGGTGGAATTTTTGGGGTAGCGGATAAATCATTTTTCCGTATCCGCCGTAGCGGTTACGGTAAGCCTCCAGAGCGATGGCATCCCAACCGGCGCGGCGGTAGAAATCCATATGTTCCAGGGGCGCTGCGCGCCCTTCATCGGCGACCAGCACCCGACAGGTCATGTACTCGCCATGCGTCATCCATAACTCGCAGGCGTGTTCATTCGCCAGCCAGCCGGCCATGCCGATGTGGTCCGGATGCATGTGCGTGACCAGCATTCGACTGGGCCCCGAATCCCCCAATGGAGCATCGCTGCCTATCAACGTGCGCCATGCCTGAACGGTTGCATGCGTGTGCATGCCGGTATCAAAAATTGCCCAGCCCTGTACATCGCGTACCGCCCACAGATTGATGTGCGACAGAGAAAGTGGCAACGGCATGCGCAACCACAACACACCCGGAACAATCTCCTTGGCCATGCCGTGTACGGGAGGCTCGCCGCAGGGATAAACCAGCGGAGTCCTTGATGGTTTGCTCGCAACCATGGAGCGCTCCTTGGCAAATAAACGCGCCATGCTGGCAAATTAACCACATCGATGTAACCACCCTTTATGGGTGGAATCTCATTCCTGTGGGTGCATGCGAGTTCCCTCATGGCAATGGTACTTCCGGGCCTACCAAATGGACTCCGGGTTTAAACGCAGCAAATTACAGCGACTGCACCGCTGTCTTGGTAACGGCGCTGGAAGTGGAAGAGGAGAAGAACCTCATTTGGGTAATGCAGGTGAATCGTCCCTAATTTTATAAACACAATTAATCGGCTGCGTTAGACCGGCTGCTCCAGGACATGACTGGCAGAGATCGGCCGATTCTGTTGAAAACGTAGCGCCCCTGTCTGGCCTGCGGCAAAATCTCTAAATTGGCCAGCAGGGAAGCACGCAGCATGATGGGACAGTCATCGAGTGGGCAGGAACGTCTGTTTTAAACGTTCAACCTTGAAGATCACATCCCCGGCAATCACCTTCTGCGCAGCATTGATCGGTGTCTCGATCTGAGCTACATGCGCCGTTACCTCGCCGATTTCTATAGCCCGATTGAGCGTCCGTCGAGAAAGTGGTTCTTTTCATCCACCTGCCATCCAATAATGGAGCACTGCCGCTACAGCACATTTTTGGTCAGATTGTTCGCAGTATGCGTTGCTATCTCCCACCCCGAAGTCCGTCTAACCAACCGCATTCCACCGTACAGCTGTAGTGCTCCCACTACAGCACTCTCGTGATTCCCTGATCCTCCTCCGCCGTGGCACGCCATGAGAATGGGCCATCCGACCGATACATCCGGTCGCTAAGCCCACAGTGGCGCTGCACCTCGGCGCCCGAGGAGATTGATCATGAACAAATGCTTTCGAGTGATCTGGAACAAGGCCCGTTATGCCTGGGTCGTCGCTTGTGAATTCGCGCGTGGCGCCAGCAAGTCCGGTTGTTCAAAAAGGGTCGTGGGAGCCACCCTAGCCCTGAGTGTCGCAATGCTCAGTGACCCATCCGCAGCTTTGACAGCCGCACTGGAAGAGGTAGAAGAGAAGAACCTCATTTGGGTCATGCAACTGCATGACCCGGATTCCAGCCCTCTGGTCCACATGGGATTGCTCGGTGCCGGGCTGGCGGCTTATGAAGCAGGCGGTGGTTTGGCTGACGCTGCTAATAGCATTGCCATCGGGAAAGCTGCCAGGGTGGACACAGGTGCTTATGACGCCATCGCCATCGGCGACAATTCGCGGGTCATGGGTGGCGCCTACAAAAGTATCGCGATAGGTGCCGATGCCATGGTCGACGACGTAGCCGCTGGTATGGGTCATCAAACCAGCAGCAGTATTGCGCTGGGAGATCGCAGCCGGATCGGCAAGAATTCCTATGACAGTGTTGCCGTCGGCTACGGTGCGCAAGTGACAGACAACGCGGACTTCGGCGTCGCTCTCGGTTCTTTCGCCACGGTGCAAAGCAACGCCACCCGTGCCATGGCGCTTGGGCAGCATGCGACCGCCAACCATGCCAATAGCGTGGCACTGGGTGCAAACAGCAGCACCGACCGGACCAACAGCGTAGCCGTCGGCGGCCGGCAGATCACCAGCGTCAGTGCGGGTACCCAGGCCAATGACGCCGTCAACCTCGGCCAACTGACCCAGACCAACCAGACAGTAAGCAGCTTGACCGGCTCCGTGAGTACGCTGAATGCCAGCATGACCACCCTCACCGGCAACGCTTTGCTTTGGGACGCCGGCGCCGATGCCTATAAGGCCGTGCATGGCGGCATGTCGAGCAAAATTACCGACCTGGCAGCGGGGACTGCGGCAACCGACGCGGTCAACAAGGGCCAACTCGATAACCTGGCCGGAACAGTGGACGTTATCAACAACACCGGCACTCGCTACTTCAAAGCCAATTCCACCGGCACGGACGCCAATGCTACAGGCGTCGATGCCATCGCTATCGGTGAAGCCGCCAAGGCCTCCACCATTGAAAGCCTCGCCGCCGGTGCCAATGCACAAGCCACCGGCCTGCGCAGCACCGCGGTGGGCGGCAGTTCAATCGCCAGCGGCAACCGCGGCACTGCGCTGGGTCACACTGCCAGCGCCAGCGGTGACTTCGGTACGGCAATCGGTGCCCTGGCACGCACCAGCGCAGCCGCCGCCGATGGTGTGGCGTTGGGTTTCAACGCGTCGGTCAGCAACAGCAACAGCGTGGCACTGGGCGCCAACAGCACCACGGATCGGGCAAACAGTGTCTCGGTCGGCCATGGCACCCTCAAACGACAGGTGACCAACGTGGCCGCGGGCACCCAGGACAGCGACGCGGTCAACCTGTTGCAGCTCAAGCAGACCAACCAGTCTGTCAGCGACATGGCCGATAGCGCCCTGCTCTGGGACGCCACCAGGAATGCCTACATTGCCGAACGCGGCGGTGTGGCGAGCAAAATCAGCGGCGTGGCGGCGGGCGATGTCAGCGCCACTTCGGCCGACGCAGTCGTCGGCGCACAATTGCATCAGACCAACGTGCGGGTCGGCGCGCTGGAAGACGGCATGAGCAACAGTGGCCTGTCCGATTATTTCAAGGCCAACTCCGGCAAGGCGGCCGCTTCGGCAACCGGCAGTGATTCAGTCGCCGCGGGCCAGGCCGCCAGTGCCAGCGGCGCCTCTTCAGTGGCGATGGGTGACAGCGCACAGGCCAGTGGCGCGCAAAGCAGCGCGATTGGCGCCAATGCCAGCGCCAGCCATGCCAACTCAGTGGCGCTGGGCGCCGGCTCTGTGAGCGACCGCGACAATAGCGTTTCGGTCGGCAGCACCGGCAATGAACGGCAAATCACTCATGTGGCGGCAGGCAGCGCCGATACCGATGCCGTCAACGTGGCTCAGCTCAGGGATGCTGCCACAGGTTCCGCAGCGGCTGTGGCCCAAGTCGACAGCAAGGTTGATGCAGTCGACGCTCGGGTCTCCCAGGTCAGCGGCAACGTCAGCAACCTGCAGGCGGGTACTGACGGCATGTTCCAGACCAATAACAGTGCAAACCTGGCGAAACCCAAAGCGGTTGGCAACAATGCAGTGGCCGGTGGTGCAGGTGCGGTGGCCTCTGGCGCCGATAGCAGCGCACTGGGCAGCAGGGCACAGGCCAGCGGCAATAATGCAACCGCGGTCGGCTCCGCCGCACAGGCGAGAGCGCGCAATTCGGTAGCCCTTGGCGCCAATTCGGTTGCCGACCGTCGCGACAGCGTCTCGGTAGGCAGCGCCGGAGCCACTCGCCAGATCACCAACGTGGCGGCGGGTACCCAGGCCACCGATGCGGTCAACCTGGGTCAGTTGAACAGTGGCCTGAGTGGCGCAAGGGTCCACACCGAGGCGGTCTACAACAGTCTACGCAAGGACATCCATCAACTCGATGACGAGTTGAGCGCGGGGATCGCGGGCGCCATGGCGATGGCTGCATTGCCACAACCCCACTCGCCCGGAGCGAGCATGACATCGGTCGGCGTCGGCAACTTTCGAGGAGAATCGACCGTAGCCGTTGGCGTCGCAACAATGTCCAAGGACGGAAAATGGGTAACGAAACTCCAGGGCAGTACTGACTCCCAAGGTGAGGTTGGGTATCGGTAGGCGTGGGATATCAGTGGGAGTGATCAGCGCCCGATATCAACTATGTCTCAATAAATGGATGCCAGACGGGGGCTGGCATCGAAAGGCGGACCAGGCCAGCGCATGAAGCATGCGCCAACCAATAAAGACTGAAACCTTCCAGGAAGTGCCTTTGCCTTTTCCGATGCTCCCGGGATACTTCATCAACGTAAAGCTCGCATGCGCAAAAGAACCCGTATATGCGACGCAGCCATTAGCCCGCACCCTGCCCCCGCGTCGCCGGGGAATGTTCGGGCAAACCGGGCCGGAAGTTTTAAACTACAAATTGCTGAACTTCCACCTTGGGATCCAAATTTTTTGTATCAATCTGGAAGCGTTGCAAGACGTACCTCACCAGAGTCTGGCGGCTGGGAATTTCCAACTGTCCCTCAATCATGCTGAAGTCCATCTGGATTATGTTTTTTTGTGCGGGGCTCAGACGCTCGTCAAGTTGATAATCATCGTAACGATGCCATTCCAGCCGTCATCATCTACCATGCCATTGTCCGTTTCATCGTCGCGCAACTCCGGTATCCCGCGCAGACGGCTCAGTACAAAATGCCGATACCCACGGTTCTTCTCGCAATACGCGCGCACATGCCATCTCATGCTGGTGTAACCCAATGTATGCGGTGCGATAGTACGTCCCTCTGGGTCGGGAGCATTAAGCGATACGTATTCGATATCAAGCCGCCGTTGTTCGCGACAAGCCTTAAGCAACGGGCGAAGGATTTCAGGCTTGATAGAGCGATCGGGCACTTGCAGCTTTTTAGTGTGCGCGTAAGCCAGCGTCAAACCTTCTACATGAAGCATCCGTGAGTGGGTCTGGTTCAGAAGGTTCAAATACGCGTCGGCACTGTCTTCGATGAACAGAGGTTTGAACTGACTACTGGGTACGTAGCCCTTAACCTGCTTGTCATATGTAAGATTTCCAGGCGCATGGTCTTTGATTTACGTGCTGATCTCCTTCGATGCCTGCTGACGATTAATGCCGAAACTTTGTATGTCCGTCGAGTTGCAAGGGCAGCTTATCGAGACCCTATAGGACGTCGCCCCCGGCCACCCCCACAGTAAATACCCGTCGAGCCGTCAACTAGGTCCATCCCTGCCCTCAATCGCCGAACTTACTGCGGCGGACATTGGCACCCAGAAATCTTGAGTCCATCTCCTCCACAAGAGGAAGTATTCCACCAAGAGCCAGTCGTTTTGTAGGGGTAAAATCACAGAAAAATAAAAAGGGGTCGCGAGATAAAATCTCGCAACCCCTTGAATTATATGGTCGGGACGGAGTGATTCGAACACTCGACCCCTAGCACCCCATGCTGGGGACTGTAGCAACCCAAGCAATTGTTTTTAAAGGATAAAATTACTTTTTCAGCATAGCAAAAAACCAGATTTTTTGTGGTTATACAAACGGAAACACGCGGCCTCCAGAGGAGGTTTTGCGCACCCTTCTCCGGCGTCCTGCCGAACGAACACCACTTCACACATCACGCAAAAGACGTTTCCCGATGAACCATCTCACTGCGCAACTCTTTCAGTAGCGTTGCGATTTCACGGCTTGACGTCAGATTATTCGTAGAAACCGCAGTGACCAGAAGCTCAACTCGTCCTGATGTGGGTTCGGTCACTCGGATCATTAGCGACTGTCCGTCGGGATTGACAGTGCAGGTACAGGAAAAAGGCAGGAAGCCACACTCAATTATGTGGCGAAGCTCAAGAATGGAAATCATGACTTACGTCCTCAGGGTCAGATGAGTTTTGATTCTTGCCCCAATAAAGGTAGTCCCAGCGCACTGAAACAGAGCAAAAACCGATAAAGTGTCTACCCTGCCGGCTGCTACGCTGAAAACTCCACGGAGGATTCGCGATGCCAAATTCTGACCTGCTCCCTTCCCTGCTGTTCAAGATCAACGAAAACCAACTCGCCCTTGAGGCCGCCATCATGGAGCTTTCCAACTGGGTGGAGACTCGCGGCTCGGCAGACGTCGCCGAAAACGTCCGAGGCGCCCTGGACACGATCGACCGCAACGAGGAGTTCATCAAGATGACGCTCGCAGTGATGATGTCGCCGGAGTAGCGAAGGCGCAGGAAATTCTGTGCGGATTAGCTGGCGGATTATAAATGCGGTAAACAAGGGGTTTCAGCGTTCTCTGCAACCCCTAAATACCCCTGCTGGGAACATCGATTGGTACAAAAAGTGGTACGAGATTCACTCCCTCCTCAGGCGTCCTGCCTACCGTTCGTCACATAAAAAACCTACTGCTCGTCGCTCAACACTCGCCCAATCCTCGCGCCGCTATTACTGTATATCCAAACAGTACACCTAAGGCCCGATCATGGACCCCTACGAAATCGAAGACACCTCGGACTGGCTGGGCACGCCCACCGAACTGGAAACATGCAAGCACTACCTGGCCATGGTCGAGAACGAAGTCCAGGAACTGACCCTGCAGCTACGCAAAGCGCGGGAAGACATCTTTGGCTTGGTGCAGATGCATTCGGCAGCAGCTGATGAGCGCGACCAGCTTCGGACGAAGGTGCGACTCCTCGAGAGCGATCTTATCGACGCCCGACGCGAGGCATTCAATATCGAATCCTCAAGCAACACCAAGCTGACCGCGAAGGATCGGATCATCAGCGAGCTGTACGCCACGGTAGTGGAGCTAACGGGTGTGGAGCCGTATACCAGGCTGCCCGGAAACTAAGGTCAGAGCCGTCCACCTCCCCCCACGTCAATACCCCAAGAGATCAATGTTTGATGTTATAGGTGTGCGCTCGCCCCTAACGTTTCGAAACCATGCCATACGATGTATGATCAACAAAACCAGCCTTCACAGGAAGGTTCACTGAGCACAATAAGTTGCTGATCAATTAAACGACCTTAGAAATCGACAAACAAAAAAATGAAAGTAAAATACGGACAGATTAAAGAAATATTAATGGATCACCGCGTTTTTTTTGGCGGACAATCACTAGATGGGCCACCTCCATTCTATTCAAAAGATCTAGCGATAGAAGTCCCCAAAAACTTCTCGACGGAACCCTATTGCACATACTGGGGAAAGAACGGTACGCGCCTAATATCGATGGGCTCCTTTTCCTATACCAGATCCGTACTACCAGAAATAGTCTCTATAGGTAGATATACATCTATTGCACATGGACTTACGGTATTAGGCGATCGCCACCCACATGAATGGGCGTCTACTTGCCCATCTTTTTATAGCCCGCAGTCCGGACTGATGAAGGCGCTTGCTATGGATACAGGCATCGAGCACTCGTCGCATGTATTCAACCGAACAAAGAAAAACATCACTATCGGTAATGATGTGTGGATAGGGCAGAACGTCACGTTGGCTCAAGGGATTACAATTGGTGACGGCGCAGTAATTGCAGCTAATTCTCTCGTAGTGAAAAACGTCGACCCATATAGCATTATCGGCGGAAATCCTGCGAAGCCGATTAAAAACAGATTCAATGACTACATCATTGATTCAATGAAAGCCCTCAAATGGTGGAAGTACTCAGTCCAAGACCTTGCCGGTTTAGACGTAACCAACCCGCACATATTCTGCCACCAATTAACACAGCGCGTCGTGAACGGGGACATAGAGGAATTCAAACCATCTAAGCTCAACTTCTCCGATATTGTTTGTAAGATAAATGAAGATACAATCACATCCTGAATCCCCGCTCAGAGAAGCCCACTATGGGTCGAGCATTGAGTGGAAGATCTGTAGCAATTGCTGCTGCGGTGGATAGCTATGCTTTCACCAAAGGTCAAGGCGGGTGTGCACCCGCCGTCCTTTCGCACGACCGATCGGACAGCTCCATTTCGATTAAAGTAGGTGAAACGATGCGCAGTACTTGCTTATTTAAGCGACTGCTGCCAATCGTGCCCCGGCCTGACCATTGCAAACCAGTCACACTCACGACAACACGCCACCCGCCAGGCGGAACTGCCTGATCAGGTCCTCGATGCGGTGCTCGCGCTGGCCGTAGCCGGCATTTGGCAAACTTGCCCATATGCCCCGGCACTTCTTTATGGCAGTTTCGATCCTGCCAGCATGAACATCAGGCAGCGCCCGGCACTCGCGAATATGCCGCAGCGCCAGCAGGTCCTGACTTATCGGGCTGAAGTCCGGCAGCTTGAGCAGCGCCCGATAATGCGGCCAGTCCCTCAGCATTTGTTGATAGCGGCCAGAGGCATTCGAGGTCAGGCCCTTGCGGTTGATGACCTTGGACTTCCGCCCCCGGGCAAAGGGGTGATCGCTGAAGTCCCTGAATACCTCCGGCTTTCCGTCGATGCCGGTGACGATCACGTCGTAGCCATCCATGGCGGTGGCCGGTGAGGTGCTGGTGCCCTCGGCCCAAGCCAGCATATCGAGAAAGGCTAGCGCATTGCGGCTACCCGCCCTGCTCTCTGAAAGTCTTGCCATTGTTTTTCTCCAGGCAAAAAAATCCCGCTCAATGGCGGGGTCTACTATTGCTACCAAGATTTACTCGGGGGCGTCTGGCCAGGTCGGCGCGGCAACCGTGATGTCGACCAGCTTCAGGGCACGCGAATACGCCTGCCACAGCTTTGCCTCAGCGATTTCGACCTCCGAGGCGTCACCCAGTTGAAGGGAGATAAGCAGTGGCATCATGATTTGAGAAGCTTTCGCCTGGAGGACATATAGCGTCGATGAGTTCGAGGCCAGAATATCGGCATCTGTCGGGACAAGATCAGGCGCGGGCGTGAAGCCCGCGCCGTCGTAGAGCCAACGCTGATCAGGCCTCGGGGTCAGATCGGTCACATCAACGCACTGAGCAACTATCTCCTCTGGAAAGCACTCCTCCAGCGCGTACTGAGTTTCGTTCAGGTTCAACCCTGGCGTGATCAGTTCAACCACCGCCCCCTCATAAATCCGCGCAAAAGTTTTCATGCGTACTCCTCAATGATCACCACCCCAACTTTGCCCGCGCCCCCCGGGAAGCCGGAGCCGCTACTGGAGTTGGTGCCTGCACCACTGCCGCCAGAGCCAAAACCATCGCCGATGTTGCCGGCAGTATTAACACTATTGAACGGGCCGCCCGGACCAAAAGTAGTGGCGCCACCGGCACCGCCATAAATCGTCCCCGTGCTGAGCGCAATGGAGAGACCGCTTCCCAAGCCGTTCCCGGAGAAGATGTTTCCGCCGGTGGGAGATCCGCTTGTCGAACTGTTGGAGCTGACATTGGGGATCACGGCGTTATTAAGCATGGTCCCACCTGCGCCACCAGGCGCCGTAATCAGCGAGCCAACTGCGCTTATCCCACCGGCACCACCTGGCCCGCTCACGCTTGCTATGCCGCCCAGACCGACCGTTACGGCTTTTGATGCGCCGACTGCTGCAGCAAGTATTTTGCCTTTTGCGAATGCCCCAGGGTTCCCCGGAGCCCCAAGACTGGCATTACCGGCGGATGGCACCGTGGTTCCAGCACCGGCCCCCCCGCCACCCTGTACTGAAGCTATGATGAATTTCATGCCCGGCGTCGGCGTATAAGTCCCAGAAGCGTTGAATACCTGGACGTTCAGCAGCCGCCCCCCGGCGCTTGCCTGGATGGCGTCGACAAGGTCGGCGGCGCGGCCCTTGGTTGGCGCAACACCGCCGGCCGCCAGAACTGCCATGATATTTTCTTGGACGTCTGTCATCCAAGCTGCTGTAACCACAGTCGCAGGAACACCCGCAGCTGGGTTGCCTTCGGTGAACTTCCCATCAACCGTGGCACCTGGGCCGTCGATCCGATGCATGTGAATACCCCATGGATTTGAAGGTGCCTGAAGCAAGTAATGCCTAGGGCTGAAAAAATGGATGCGGGCGTATGGGCAAAAATGCAGGCACAAAAAAACCGCTCAACGCGGCCTACTTACCTGCAGCGATTAATCAAACAACGATTCCGTGCCGCTGAAGTAGATATGCGCGGATTCGAGCGATGTTCAAGTCGATTTCAGCCGGCGTAAGCTCGGTCGAATAGTGAGCCCAGAGCGCCATATCGGCGGTGCCCGCGAAGTTGTTCGACGCAGGGTATGCCGATCCAATACGAAAAGGAGCAGTTGCTGGAGAGCGCCCGTAAGTTGTAGCTGTCGTCGTTCGCGTTGAGTTTTTGGTTGCGTTGATGCTTCGATTGAAATCGCTTTTCGTAACATCGACGATCAGGGACCACTCGCCAATGACGAGCCCCTGAGCTGCGCCTTGTGAAATAGGCGCAGACGTCTTGGTGGTCTGTCCAACATCCGAGAACCGCGCTGCGATCTTGACCAATGAAGATCCGCCCGAATCGTAATACAAGGCCGCTCCAGGCTCTGCGGTCGAATAGGTCCCGTAAAACGCAGGCGAGTGGGCCACATCTACCAGCGTATCCTTCGAGCGTATGACGCTGAAGATCGTCTGCGTCGGCGCATCAGCAACTTGCGTCTGCAGGTAATTGGCGAGCCCCTTAAACTGGATATAGCTAGCAAACTCAGCCGGAGAGCCGATCACCAATGCATCCGGCTTGTCCATCGCATAATTGCGGGCGGCCTTAATCACGTCCGTATTGAGGAAGTGCCAAGCCTCAAGATTGCGAGTTACCGGCGGTATGAATTTTCGCAAGCCGGTGTTTTCGGCGTTGCTGTTCTTGGCGACGATTGCTGTTCCCATTGGATTTTCCTTAAATCAGGTTGGCGAGTACGCAAGCGAAAAACTTGGCATAGGCCTTTTGCATCTGTTGGCGTGTGGACTCACGTGGGTGAATGGCATCGCCCAGCGCGCCGGTCACTGCACCTGTCAGCGGATCGGTGACTGGAGAAGTAATGGTGTAACCGGCTTCCTGGGTTACATGCGCCCAAACCGGGAAAACCAACACGTTGGCGCTGGCCACATCATTCCGGACTTGAAGCATGGCCCGCAGCAACGGAACGTATTTTGTTTCCCAAAGCAGGTCTCGCGTGGCATCGCGAGGCGTGCTCGGGCAAGACAAGACTATTTTTGCCGACGGCCAGGCGGCCTTGCACTGATTGACTATCAGAAGCAGATCGGAATAGGCGTTGCTGTAAATCTCATCTGCGCTTCTGTCGCGCACATTGTTCGTGCCAAGCGCGATGTTGACGATCTTCGGCGTTGCCAGCCCAAACCTGGCTTGATAAAAGGCCGGATCGAACACCCTGCCGTTCCGCACGATGCTTGGATCGTCTCCGCCCGTCGATGCCCTAAGGAATGGATTGATTGGCCACTTGGTCAGCTTCGGTGAATTGAGATAATCGGTCTCTCCACCAGGGGCCACCATGCTCACCCGATCAGTGATCGAGTAAGTGAAGTCACCTGTCTCCCAGCCTTCTCTCGCCTCCCCAAGCTCACCCGCTGCATTGTCGGGGTCATCAATGGCAGAAGAGCCGTTGATTGTGCCCATGAAGGTCGGGGTGTAGCCCCACGATTGGAGGAACTGCTTTTGCTGCATGCCTCCTTGCCGATTCTGGATCGAATCACCAAGCGTCAAGATTGCTCCGGACCCGGCACCAGGGTTTGGGGCAGTAAGACAGTTCATCGTCAACCGAGTCCGACTGGCCGAGGTCAGTTCGGATCGCAAATACAGGTATGCCTGGGCGCCAATATCTTCTGTTTTGAATCGCAGCTCATCCGTGCTGCTAACGATTTCTGTGGTGGATCGAGAGGCGAATGTTCCGCGCACCAGGTTGGTGTCCGATCTACGCGCCAGAATGTTTCGTACATAAATGGAAGTTGCCTCTCCCTGAACACCGCAAACTGGACTGGCGATCAAAGGTAGAGTGGACGGGATCGGCAGAGGCTCAACGCCGATCGGTTTTTTTAGATCGACGAAGACGAAACCGAGGTCGTCGGTAACGACCATCTCGTCACCCGGCGTTAGGCGAGAACTGACTGCCCCGTACGTTGAACCATTAGGTCCATCGTGAAAAATCAGAAAATCCTCCGGGTCAAACATCGATGTTCCTTCAATCGACTTTTGCTTCGCGGCCACACCCGGAAAATCAAACCCTGTAGAGTCCACGCTGCCCCATACGAAACCGAGATCATCAAGAAAGTGATAAAGCGGCGTTCCATCTGAGGGGCGGACCATTGTGAGTACTGAATCGATTGCCACAACGCTTGGATAGCGTTTTTTCTCGACCGCTGAGCCACCCTCATTCTTGTAGAGGATCAGGTACTCGGCGTTATCCGCAGCTGTGACGCTGAAGAAATTCCCACTCGATGTGCCGGCCAAACCCAAAGAAACGGAACTGTAAATCATTGCCCCCGACATTTGCGTGGACAGATCAGCCAATACTTTTGCGTTCGTTGGGCGCAAAATTCCGCCACCGACGTCCATTGTTTTGATCTGGTCAGACAGAAGCAGTTCGTTGGCCCTGTCAATCGTTAAGGACAGCCGAGCAAGATCCGATGTGACACTCATATTTTCTCCGGCAAAAAAAGGCCCACTAGGTGGCGGGCATTCGGAAAGGGAAGACGTTACCCGGATGCGGCCCAGGAATCGGTATGCCAGCGCCCCAAGACATCGATCAACTCGCCATCAAGCAGCGGGTCGTAATACCCGTACGCGAAGATCGGTATCGTGTGTGCGGGCTTTAACTGTGTGATCTTGCACTCGAGCGCGTCGTTGCCCCACGCTCGGAGCGGCTCGCCGGCTGCTGACTGACCCACTCGGAAATCAACAGGGCTGACCTCTGGCGCCTGGATGTACCAGGCGAAGGCCCACAGCCCGTTAGTCAGTGCATCGCTGGTAACTGAGGAGCCGACACGAAACGGCCGGTACTCATCGATAACCACCGAGTAACCCAGTGACTGAGCAAGGTCCGTGAAGTACTTAACCGATTGCCCGCCCGTACTTTCGAGCTTACTCAGGAGCGCATTGCGGCGACCCTGAATGGTCTCTTCGAGCGACCCGGAGCATTTATCCGGAAGGCCGGCTACGCGCTCCCAGTCGCCGAGCAGTTCATTGGTGGTGGTTGGGTTCGCCTCAAACGGCAGGGCTGAGCCACGCCCATCAACCCGCGCCAACTCCAACGACATGCCGTCCAGCAAATCATGAAGTGAGGTTCCAGGGTCACGCGGGAATGCTTGGCCGGGCGGAAGCAGCGCTTTCAGCTGCTCCCTGTATTCGGCAGCTGTTGGCATTTAGCCTCCTACAGGCTGGAGAAGGTCAAAGTTCCAAGGGTTGTCATATGCCCGGTGGTACGCGTGACATCAGCTGTCGGCGACACAATTTCGTTATCGGACTCGCCGGCGGCCAGCGACACCGACTCACGCAAGCGACTGATCAGGATCGTCCCTCCCGGCTGGGAGTCACGAACGATCAAATCCGCCAACTCGGCACGCACAGCAACCTGTGTGGCCAAAGTGTTTGGTGAGAGCTTGATCGACATGCTCAGCGGGTCATCGATTGGGGCCGCGACAAATACTTCTGCGGTTACCGGCCGACGCTCATTGATGTAAGCCTGCACCTCAGCCACTTTTGCAGGCGTAGGAATGATGTCCTCCTCGTCGTCGCAGACGAACAAAACTGTCACCGTGCCAGGCCCCAGCTGTAGGGGGTAAACCCAAGCCCGCGTGACGCCAGAAACCTCGAGCGCCCAGAGCTCATAATCCGAAGCAGACCCGCCATGAGGAGGCTGCTGAATTCGAGCAAGCAACCTGGCCAGCAAGCGCTGATCTGACTCGACGTCAGCACCACCCTCAAGTTTGGTAGAGACAGTGCCCGTGGACTGGACACCGGCAATTGGAGACAGCAGAAACACTGGCAGGCCAACTGCAAAGTTTCCAGAGTCGCCGGAATCCACCGCCCGGACCGGGACAATCAACGGACCACCCGTGAATGTCGCGTTGCCCATCACCTTGTACTGGACCCCGTCCTGGCGCTGAACGATCGTGCCGGCGAGGATCTGTGCGCCGGCGGCCCCAGAAAAAGCCACTTCGCCCACTGCAAAGGCAGCGGTCTTGCGGGGCACCTTCCAGATCGCAGCCCAACGGTCCAGATACTCGGCCTCGGCCGTGTCAATGATGGATTGGCGAGCGGCCCACTCCAGGTACCCGTAAAGCATGTGGACCGCGCCGGCGGACGACTGGCCCAGAATGCCGAGCAGCGACCGCCGCAGCGTCGCACTGCCGACGCCGGTCACCCTGCTGCTGATGTCGGTGATTATCCGGTCAATCAGCTCGGTCAATGTTGGTCGAGCAAATGGCATCAGGCAGACCTCTTCGCGGCTTGTGCCGCCCATTCGTAATTGAATCGATACCTCACCGGAGCCCCGGTTGGACGAAATATGTCGACCAGAATCAGCATCCACCCACGATCAATGAACTCAGCCGTCACCTCGATTCGAGTGGCGACCAGGTCTTCAATCATCCAGGCCAGCGCTTCCCGGCAGTATTGCTGGGCTCGACTCAGGACAGGCGGAAGCTGTTTCTCCCGCGCAAGGAGCCACAACAGCGACCCCGTCTGATCGGATGGCGTCGCGTTGCTGACGTCTCCCCAGTAACCGCGAGGGTCATCCTGTGGAAGCTCGGCAGGAATCTGCTCACCAACCGCCCGGCGATCTGTGAACAGGCTTATGATCACGGCGGTTTCAAGGCCGTCATCGCGCGCCAAATCCAAACCCGCCAGCACAAGCTCACCACCGTTTTCGGTCATCACCATTGCTGCATCGGTCATCAGACAGGCCCCTCCGTGTTCGCGCCGCCGACGAGGACCCCGCCATGCGTGTGGGTGCTGCCGATGTTTTTGCCGTTGTGCTTAAGGCTTGCACCGTTGATATCGAGCTCATCGATGTTGAATTCAGCAGCAGGTGCGTTGACCTGAATTTTCTGCACGGCAGTGACCCTCACCATGTCGCGCAGCAACTCCACCTTGTTGCCGAGGTCGTCGTAGATAGCGGTCTCGCCAGGCTGAAGCACTATCCTGTACCGGCGGTCGTCGACGATCAGGGCAATGCCCTGCTCACGAGATCCACCCAGAAAGGCCACGGCCGCATCGCCCCCCAGCGGATGGCTGGTGAATCCGTAGTTCTGCATGTGCTCCACACCGTCGCGCAACTCACCCTTGAGCAGTTCTACCTGTACCCGCTGACGCGCACCGCTGTCGTCCACACCGCGAACGACTCCGCGACCGAACATCATCATGATTCGATTGCCCAATTCCCGGAGACCTTCGTTCATTTTGGGGGCTCCTCTTCTCCGACGGCTTCTGCCCAGATGTTGCGCTTCGCTACCTTGCCTTTGACGGCGCTCTTCCCATCTGGCGGCTCAGGTGCGAAGGTTTGTGGGCTGACGATGTCCAGCTTCGTCGTGGTACCGCCCTCCCCACGCTCGTACGTCACTTGTCGAATGATCATTTCCCCGTCCATGCGAAGCCATGGCGATCGCACGTTGACGAGCATGCCGGGCTCCCACAGCGGGCCACCCGGGAATTGCCGCCATCCATAGACAGTGATGGTTGCCCCCGCCGACTTCCCTACGCGGCTGTTGGCCTCCCAGGTCGCGCGCTCATGCAATCCAGCAGAGGTCCCGCCGGTCTCGGCTACCAGCAGCATCGGGCGGTACCGCTTAATCCCGCTGTCGGAAACAGCCCCCTCGATGTGCGCTTCAGTTTCGCCATCGCTGTCGGGGCTGTAGCTCGCCTGCCCTTTCACCAGGTAATTGCTGAATCGCTGGCTGTGATCGATCGTCCCACTTGCACTGATGATGTTTTGCCCCTGCACTAAGCCGGCCTGGGCTCTGCGCGTGCCAGCCCTGGTAATCAGCAAACCGCCGGCACCATTCGGCATCAACAACACGCGGCGCTGCCTGGCGTAACGCTCGATCGCCTTGAAGGCTGTTTCGCCCTGTTGCAACTTGCACACTACGAAGGGTGCGCCCACATCGACATCAGCTATTACCGTGACGCCGAATGGCTTTGCCAGCACCTGGGCGAACCGGAGCAGGTCGATGTTTTTCCATTCATCCGGCGCATGCACTGCGCTGCAATCGATCAGGTCCTCAACCTTGTCCCGGCCCTGCACGTTGATGCTGTGGTCATTGGCGCTAAATGACGGGCGGAAGATATCGACGTATCCAATCACCATCGGGGTGCCGCCAAGCCGAACTTCACATGCATCACCCGGCAGGATTGGCCATGGCTCAATTTGCGCCGAGAGATTTTGACCACCCTCCCATCGCTCCGTGAGCGTCACTGTGAACGCCGTCGCCGCTGCATCCATAGCGCGCGTGACACCAATCGAAGTCCAGCCGGCGTAGTTCAATCCATTGACCAGCAACTCAAGATCATCCATCCGCTAACACCTCAAGCTGTTTTCCGCCAATCAAAAAGCCGGGGTGGCGTGGACTGTTGCGCCTTGCGATTTCATCGGCACGACCGGCATCCCCATACAACTGGTAGGCGACCAGCAACGAAGGAAGCGTTTCCGGCGGCACATACCGCACAAGGTGCGGCAAGTCCTGCTCTTTGCTGGGCACGGCCTGTACCACGCTGGTCCGAAGATCAGCGAGTGCTCTGTAAACGGAATCATCTGGGGTGGTTTCGCTCTCCGCATCCAGGCGCTCTACCAGAGCCTCGCGAACCGCAATGGCTTCTTGGTAACTGTCGTAGAGCGTCGGCGTTGTGGAAATGAGCGTATTGCCAGTGCTTGCCGTGGCACCTGAAGAGCTGAAGCTGGTTGTGCTCAATGGGGTCTGAGTGACCACCGCGGCCTTTGCAGCCTCGGCGATAGAGGCCTGACGCACCAGCGCGTTCAGCGCAAGAAAGTTCGAAGCCTGCTGCTTTCGACTCGCCGTCGCAGTGCTACTGGTGTAGCTGGAAGACGACCGGTCGAACAAGCTTGTCAGCATGCCAAAGGCGTTGCCGCCAAAGGCAGATCGGATTGAGCCGATAACGCCAACGATTCGACTGAACAGTTGCCCCGGCTGCTGCACCAGACTGAACGCATCAGCGGCGATCCCCCGCGCCTGAAGGTAGAAATCCGAGGCCGCCTGTAGGTCGCCTGTCAGATTGAATCCAGGCGAACTCATAAACTCGCCAAGTTCTGCCACATTACTTGCCGCCGCCTCAGCAACAAACGCCGGAAATCCTTTGGTCAAAAAGTTCGAAATAAAGCTACCTTCTGCCGCATCTGTAACCGCGTTTGCTTTTGCAGAAATGGCATTTACGGAATCAAGCTTGGCCGATGGATAGGACGCTTCGCCCGCCTCGATAAACGTCAGCGTCACCATGCACATGCCGCCGGCGCTGCTGCTCTCGTTGAGGCCGAGGCCTCGGCATACCACAGTCAACTCACCACGGTAGGGATGGACCAACACCCCTGGGCCTGCCTGCTCACACACCTTGATCAGCTCGTCGCGCTGAGCTTGATACTCTTCTCCGATCAGGTATCCCGATACCGAGAACTCCCGCGCCTTACGGCCGAGATCCTCGGTGAACGGCACGTCGCGCTGCGCATGCTCATGTACCGCTTGCCGGCGACCATGGCTACTGTCAGCAGACTCCACATAAAAGGAAACGCCGCGAAAGCTCGCGGCGCGGTAGTTGTCTCTCCATCCCATGCTGAGCTCCGGTTATGTCGGCGACACCATAGTAAATCCAAGGTTCGTATCGAACTGGGCGCCGGGGCTTCCCTCGGTTTTCACCTTGGTCCCCTGGGGAATATTGGTGAAGTCGAGGCTCACCAGCACCTTCTGCGGCTCAACAGGCGCAGCCTTGGCCGCCTCGCCGCCAATACGCGCTGCTCGACGACCGATATCGCCAGCAGTGGAGGCTAGCGGCTGGGCCCCTGGTTCGAATGGCGAGTTGGGTGGGGGCCGGCCGGTACCGTCTTGCTCCGACTCCGGCAACATCTGCTGCGGTCCGGCATCACTGCCTTCTGCGGGTGAGGCCGCTGACAACTCAATGCCGAGCATTTTTGCTGCCCAATCGGGAAGCGCTGCTTTCATAGAGCTGACGGCATCCTTCATCTTGGTGCTCAGGATCGCTCCCAGGTCCCAGCCAGTCAGGTATTTCAGAAGACCGTTGAACGCCTCAAGCATGAGCGTGACCGGGTTGAACTCGACCCACGTCTTCACCAAACCGTTCACAATTCCGTCTGTGAAAGCTGCCTTGACGGCGTCCCACTTGCCGGTGAACCAGGTGCCGATCTCGTCCCAGCTGTCGTAGATGATGTAGACAGCCGCGGCGATTGCTGCAATCGCAGCCAGGAACCAACCAACCGGAGTTGTTGCGATTGCGAGACCAACACCCTTGAACGCCAGGGCGAGATTGAAGAGGCTTACTACCAGGCCCGTGCCGATGTACGCCCCCACAGCGGCGAACACGACATTGGCACCGCCAAAGGTATCGGCCAGCCACCCAACCGCCTGTATCACGGGCTGGATTCCTGCATACAGGTCACCAAGAAAGCCGGTGACCTTTTCGATATTGCCAGGCAGGTTTTTGGCGAAGCTTGCGGCGAAGGCCTCGATTTGAGGCCTGTACTTGACGATGGTCTCGATCAGCAAGGTAGATAACTTGCTCAACTCCGGCACCAGTGCAGCGCCTATTGTGTTGCCGACACCGCCGAGGGCTGACTTCAGCGAATCAAGGATGTCACCGAAGGCCTCACCATCCCGAACGGCATCATCTGAAATGACGACACCCAGGCGCCTGGCCTCGTCGGCCATCTCCTGAATACCCGCCTTGCCTCCCTTGAGCAGTGGCAGCAGCTCCGTTGCGCTTTTGCCAAATACCTTCACCGCCGCCTGAGCCTGGAGCGATGGATCCTTGATCTTCGAGATTCGGTCAACGAACGTATCAAACAGAGCGTCCGTGCTTTTAAGCTTCCCGCCAGCGTCCCGGATGTTGATGCCCAGCCCGGAGAACATCTCCTTTAACTCTTTTGAGCCTTTGGTAGCGGCACCAACGTTGAGGTTCATCTTCTGTAGCGCGCCAGCCAGAACTTCAGCCGACGATCCGGTCAGCTTGGCGGCAAACCCCAACTCCTGGAACCGCTCACGACTGACTCCGGTGCGCTCCGCGACATCGCCGATCGCGCCGGTCGCATCCGCGTAACCGTTGATAAAAACGCCGATCGCAGCGCTTGTTATCCCCAGTGCAGCCCCCAGCCCCAGCAACTTGTCACGCCCTTCGCCGACCGCGTTGCCCACTCCGCCGACAGCACTCCCGACATTCTTGAGGCTTTGCGTGAAGATCGGCAGACCAGCCCGGTCGAACGCCTTGCCGATACCCGCACTGGCCGACTGAACCTTTCCCATGATGCCGCGCAGTGGAGCGGTGACACGGTCAATGGCCTTGATGATGACGTTTAGGTTGTATCCTTTTTCTGCCATGAGACCCACTCCTCTGCGCGCTCAAGCCACCAATTCAAGTCAGCGAAATCCATGTCCATGACTTCGGACGGCTGGACGCCCATCACCTTCGTGACGACCGTTACGCCTGACTCCCATCCCGCAGGTGCTGTAGCAAAAAATCACGCGCTTCCTGCAGCAATGCGCCCTGGTCGTCCTCACCCATCTCGTCGATGAATGCCGGAGCGCGGCCGATGAGCTTGGCGCCGAGGTCGATGAGAGTGGAGAAATCCAGATCGAGCGAGCCGTTGCCTTTTCCGTCCGAGGCCACCCGCAGTGAATAGCCGCGGAGAAACTTCAGCTTGCGGGTAACCGTGACCTCTACCACCTGCTCACTGCCAAACTGAACCGGCTCCTTGAGCGTCAGCACTTTTTCCTTTGCCATTATTTGACCTCCTCGGCCGACATGCCTTCAAAGCGAACGCCGATGTTGCCCTCGCCGGTGTTACCGGTGCCTTCGGCTGCGTTCCAGGCCTCACGCAGAACGATGACCTTGCTGTTCGCCAGCTCCAGGGTGATGGTGGAGTCCTTGATGCTCATCAGCGCCTCAAGGCTCATTTCCTGACGGTCGGTGATCTCGCCTTCAATGAAAGGGATCTGCGGCACTTCTTTGTAGCCGTGGACGCGATCAGACCCGACGACGCCTTCCTTCTTCGGCAAGCCGAGGTTGTAGGTGAAATCGCCCTTGGCGAAGTACATATCGCCGTCGATCTTCAAGCTGATCACGCCACCAATGCGTTTGTTGCTTGCCATGTGATGGTTCTCCGGGTGGCCGCCTTACAGGCGAAACTGAATCTTGTTGGCGACGATGCGCAGCTGATTGACCAGGTCCGGCGGCAGCAGCATGTCCAGGCGGTTGGGATCGCTGACATTGCGTTCTGCAACCAGGTTGGCCTTGAAGTCGTCGATGTTTTCGACGAGCCCCAGCTCCTCCCACTCGCGGAACTTGGCAATGGCCTCCGCCTTCATCACGTTCGGCGTGACTACGGCCTGGCCGATGCCATAGCGAGTGCCGTTGTCCGCCAGCTTGTGGCGCGGATACTTGCGCGTGATGTAGTCGCGCCAGTCGTGGCGAATGAACATCAGGGTGAACAGGGTTTCGCTGTCCAGATAGCTGATGTCGGGTGCCCCGGCCGTATTGGTCTTGTACGTGGTGATCAGACGCTCGACGAGCATGGTGCCGTCGTTGGCCACCTTGCTGGTGGCAATGCCATCAAACAGCAGCAGGTTGCGCTCTTCGTTGGTGAATCGATCAGCGGCGGCAGGTGGCAGGCACCAGGCGTACGCCAAGTTCTGGATCGGCCTGGCCGGATCGATTGCTGCGTAGTACGCGGCGATCGCCATCGTTTCCGCCGCCTTCTCGTACGCGGGCATCGGCTCGTCGTTGGCCATGACCAGGGTCAGGTGCTGACTGTTGTGGCTATCGCCAACCGCGCCGATTGTGCCCTGCGTGCCCCGGACTGCCGCGAAGGCATGCGCCTCGATCTCGCGATTCCAGGCAAAACGGCTGCTCAATTCGGTCTTTATGCTCGCCAGGCTGGCGGCATCGGTGTAGGGCACGGCCCAAGTATGCAGCCACTCATCACCAAGTGCGGCAAGCGCGGTACCCAGCGCAGGGTTACCGGCGCCATTGGTGAATGCCGTTACCGACACACCTACGCCCGCTGGAAGAACCTGGCCGGAGTAGTAGTTCACTCGCGCCTCAAGGCTGTTGCCGGCCTCCCCCTTATGGCGAGAGGTCAGCGTGATGGTACCGGTGACCGCTGCAGCGGTGACTGGCATGTCCGCTGCAGCGGTGATTGCTGCCGCGGCGGCAGCACCGATAGCGGTGGCCGTGTCGCCAGCGATCACACCAACCGACACGCGGCGACCAGCGATCATCAGCTCGATGGTGCCAGACGCGGTGGCCGGGCCGGTGAAGATGATCGTGCCAGTGGCGGCGCCACCCGCGACGTTGTCCGCAAGAGGCAGTACCAGAAGCTCGGTGTAGGTATCGATGGCCAGAGCCGCTCGAACCATACCCGCCAGCATGGAGCCGGCGCCAAACTGCGCATCGGCCTGGGCGGCGCTGGTGATACGAATAAGGGTGTTAGCCACGGCAGCGCCGGCCGCCAATTTCTGTCCGATCAACAGGCGTCGATAGGTGACCGACTGAGGGCCGCTCACGGCTTGACTGTTATCGATCTCGCTGTAAACGCCCGGTTTGCGCAGCGACCCAGGCCCAGGGATGGTATTGAATCCGATAGTCATTGCTTGTCACCTTTCGGGGTTTGGGCCTGGCCTGCAGGCTGTGCTTTTTCGAATTCAACATCTCCGGCCGCCTCCTTGCGAATCCAGTAGCTGTTGATCTCCAGCGGCTTGCCATCGGCTGGCAATGCCTCGTAGGTTCCCGGGATCCGCACCAGGCGCCCCTCGACGGGTTTAACCAGCACTCGCGTGGTCATGGGTTTAAGTCCTCGATGTTCGTCTTGGCGCGGTCCGCCGGGTTTGGCTGGTCGTTGGCCAGGCTGTACTCGGTGGTCAATGTGTTGAAGTCGGGAAGTGTTTCGTTGAACAGATCGTCAGGGTGCCGATCAAAGTACTCAGCTTCGAAGATGACGCGGCAAGCACCGGTCAGATGCTCGGACTGATCGAGCAGCACCATGCGCGACCGCTTGTACTGCAGGTCGTTTGCCGTGCCGCCTAAGGTGTCATCCATGAGCAGGAGCCGCTCAACCTGGCGAGCCAGCGTATCGAGCGTGTCATCCAAGGCTCCATTGCCCTCGGCGTGAATCTCGACCACCAAATCGACTCGGCGCAGATACTCGCGGGGGGCCTGGTTAAAGATCTCGCCAGACTCGTCCATCGTGTAGACGATGATCGCGGGGAGCTCGCTCTGCCAGCCGTTGGAAATGAGCGGTGCGACCCGGCTGGCGTACACGCTCGAACCCGCGGTTGTGGCGTCCAGCAGGACAGCAACGGCCTGCTTCCGAATCAGTTCGCGTGGGTGGGCCATGGTTATGCTTTCCGCAGGACGATCGTCACGCCGGCAACACCATCGGGCTGCACGTCATTGATCGAGTACAACTGGCCACGAGCCCTTATGCGGTCGCGGTTCGTTGGTTCATTCGGCAGGTCGACAAGGCGAACGCCGAGGATTGGGTTTTGGCTCGACACGGGCGCGCCCGTCTCCGGATCTACGGAGACGTGTGCGCTATCGAATACTGCTTGGGCCAGGGCCACGCCCGGCGCGACCCCATCCGTCAGCCAATACACGGCGCCATCTGGATCGATGGCAGCCGAAGGTTCGCTGAAGGTGCGGATCGAAACGCCAAGCATGCGCTGGGCCATTGAGGCCCAGCCCATTACACCGGCGCCGGAGCAGATACGCCGTTGAGCCGGCAGGCACCGGCGGGACTCGGGTTGGCAGCGATATCGGTGGCGACGCCGACCAGCACCAGGCCGGTTGCCGAGACGTTCGTGAGCGAACGGGTTGAGGTGTTCATGTAGAGCAGATCGCCAACTGCCCAACCCTGGGCACTGGTTTTGGTCAGACCAAACACGCCGTCGAGCTTAAGCACTACGGGGTCGCCCGCAGCTTCAGTGGTGGCCGCCACACCGATGATCGCGCCGACTTTGTAGAGTTGGCCCGATACGGTGCCGCCCGCCGGAGCGGGAACGGTGATGCAGTCACCATGCTGGATGAAAGTCTTCATGCAAGGTCCCCTTCAGAGACTAGAACTGGAAAACAAAAAGGGCGCCACGCGGCGCCCTATTGGGTTCAGGTAGAACTGGTGAGTTACGCGCCTGGGTTCTTGTACGCGCCGCGGTAATCGATCCAGCCGGCGCCGAACACCAGGCGGGCCTTGATTTCCATACCGTCGACTTCGAACCCTTCGCGGGTTTCGGTAAACACGCCTTGCTCGCCTTCGAGATAGGCGTATTCGAAGGTATCGACTGCACCCGGAGCGGCATACAGATACCACTGGTTTCCGGTGATGCGCGCATCAACAATCACGGTCAGCGAGGCGTTGCGGACATCGTTGATGTCTGCGTTCTTCGCTGGCACGTAATTGGAACTGGTGAACTGATACGCCTCGAGCTCTTTGTCAGGGCCAACTACCAGGAACTCTGGCGCCAGGTTGAGGAACTCGCCCGCCTTGCTCTTCTGTTTGCGCATCGCAGCACGGGCCGCGGCCAGGGTGGTGGTGTTAATGGCGCCGCCGCTCCCTGCAACGTTGCCATGGGTGGCGTCGAAGAACGGGCTACCGTCAGTGAAGTTGGGGTTGCCGAGCAGAAGTGCCCACACCACGTTGGACTCGGTTGCAGCCGCCGCGTTACCCAGTGCAGCGGGGATGCGGGTGAGCGCGCCGAGGTCATCGTTCACGATGGTTTCCCAGGTGATGGCGATGATCTTACCGAACTTGGCGACCTTGATCGGGGCACCATCCTCGGACAGCGTGCCGTATTTGTACTCGCCGTGTTCCTTGACCTGATCCAGCGCAGCGATATCGCCCAGCGCGGCGCGAGTCACGGCACGGAAGTCCGGCACAGTGGTCTGGCGACCCAGCGGACGCCAGGTCTGCGGCGCATTGGTGTAGGCATCACGCAGGGTGCGATTGACGGTGCTGCCCAGCAGCAGCGGGAAATCGCTGGTGGAGTGCATGCCAGCGGCGCGAACGGCTTGGCGATCACAGCCCAGGGCGGCGCGGGCCAGCTCCTGCGGGGTCATGCCGCGAGCATTACCGCCGGCCATCTCGACGAACTCACGTGCCATATCCACCAGACGCATTCCGCGGAACTCGCGCCCGGCTTCTTCCAACTTGACGCTAACATCGCAGCGGTGCAGCAAGGCGTTCTGCATGGCAGAACGTTTAGCGTTCAGGACGGTTACGTCCAGGCCACCGGTCACAACAGTCGGTTGGCTGCTGCGGGTATTCGGCTGATCCTTGGCCTGTTTCTCGGCAACCTTGTCGATCAGCGCAATGCTCGCATCGGACACGGAAACACCACGCTCGATCAGGTCATCGACGAACGCTTCGTCGTTCAGTTGCACCTTGCGAGCCATGGTGCGGATGTTCAGGCTGCGCTTGCGCTCGGCTTCCGCCGCCTCACGGCGAAGCGTTTCTTCGGCCGCGCGCTTCTCTTCTTCGGTCATTGCATCTTCCTCTTGGATAGTAGGCACGGCGGCCGGTTCTGCGATCGGCTCAACCGCCGACCGAACTTCAAAAATGGTGTTGAATCGCTGGCCTTCATACTCGGCCGGGGTTTTGGCGCTTCGCACCTTCGCGCCATCGTCGAAGCCGATCGGGACCAGAGAGAGCTCCAGCGGTTCCCAGTCGACGGCGCGGTAAGTCGGAAGCTTGTCGTCTTCTTCCTCCACGACCTCGTAGCGGTGCACGGCGTAGCCGACGCTGATGTTCCGAAGGATGCCGTCTACGACATCCTTGAAGACCACATCTGCATCTTCACGCTTACTGAACCGGACAAGAGCGTGACCCTCGCCTCCCTCAAGCCAGGCCCTCTCTACGACGGCAAGTACGGCACTAAGCTGGTACTGGTTGTGGGTATCGAGCAGTGGCGCACCGTTGTTAAGCCGGTCGAGGCGCACAGCTCCGTCGCTGACATCCAACTCTTCCATGTAGCTGCCAACGTCCCAGGACCAGCGACGGCCTTTGGCGCCGGTTGTCCATGTCAGCTCAACGGTTCGGGCATCGATGTCGACCGAGCCAGGCCTAACGGCAGCGCGCAGACTGAACGCCGGCGTCTCATGTGTCTTGCGGGTCATCACCTGGTTCGGGGTTGGCATCGTCTGTTTTCTCTTCTGTGGCTGGTGGCTGGCTCGGGGAACCGGCGGCCGCAACTCGGCGCGGGTCGCAATCCAGCACCAACCCGTACTTGTCGATCATTTCGTTTGCTTTCTGGATCTGCTCGGCATGTCGCTTCGGATCTGTGATTCCAAGCTCGCGCAAAGCATCGGGCCAGGTGGTCAGTCCATTGCGCACCCGGGTGATGACGTTTTCTGTTTCCGCTTTCGGGTCGACCATGTCGCGCCGCGGCGGTACCCAGTAAGCCTTTACATCGTCTGTCACACCGCCAGGCAGCAGTACCTGGGCTTCCATGAACCATCGCCAGACCTGGTCGCAAAGTTGAGGGATCAACATCCGCCATTGCCACACGTCGACGCGGCGCGCGAAGTTGAGCCACCCCATACGACCGCTCGAGAAGTTCACGCCCTTGAGGTCGCCGGTGAGCAACTCATAGGGAACACCCAGTCCAACGGCCATGGCATGAAGTTGCTGCCCTGAGTAGGTCGTGTAACCGTTGAAGGTCGGTGGAGTACCAAAGCTGACGCTCTCGCCAAAACCCAGCTCCTGTACGATTCCAGGCTCGACACGATCAATCAGTGGCGGTTTTTTACCGGCAGGCGTGCCGCTATTTTCATCCTTGGTGACGAAGGCGGCGAAGCAGGAAGCGATCTTCGCCTGCTCCATCACGGCATCTTCCATTTCGTCGAAGTTGCGCATGCGCTGGATGACAGGAGCCAGCCAGCTGTAACCGCGAGCTTGTCCAGGGCGCTTGCGCAAGAAGACGTGAATCACATCCTCAGCTGGAACCCTGCTCGATTGCAGTGAGCCCCAGACCGAGTTCGCACCGGGATGCTCATCGAACAACCAATACGCGACCCGTCGACCAAGGGCGTCAAACTCGACGCCTTGAATGATTCGGTTGATCCCGACGATTTCTGCTTTCGACTCGTCGAGGAAGTCAGCCTCCAGCACCTGGAGCTGCACAGGAACTGGCAAGCCGTCAGAACTGAAGCGGCGCCGCCGTCGAACCAAGCATTCCCCGCTTTCGGCAACCGCCTCCATGATCATGTGCTGCAGGCCGTAGAAATTGTCCAGCCCGTCAGCATCACAATCTGTTGTCTCGGCCCAGGCCTTCCACAGATCCATCAGTCGCAAACCATCGCGATCGCGCTTGGCCAACGGCAGAGGCACGATGCCGGCGCCGACGGTGTTGTCTGCGATCCCCGTAATACCGCGCTCACCGAAAGGATTGTTGCGGCGTTGGTCTCGCGCTCGATTGCGAAGCTTGGCCAAGGCCGGCGCGTTCTCAACGTTTGCGTCGGCCCCGGTGGCACGCCATCCATCGTTGCGCCGACCACCAGCAGCACCCTCAAACCGGCGTTCAATCATCTTGAGCGCCAAGTCCGTGCGAGCTTTCTTCAGTCGACTTTCCGAGCGTTTGGCTGCGAACCCAGGGAACAGATCATCAATCATCCCCATATCAGTACCCCTTCGAGAACGCAGCGTACCGACGCCCGCCGTCATTGCCCACGTTGATTCCAAGCTCGGTGGCCATCAACTTTAGGATCCGCATCATCTCGTCGAGTGACCGGTAGGTGACGCTCTTGTCGGCATAGCGGACCGATAGCGCCCCTTCGGCGATGGCCGCCTGCAGGGCGTTGTATTGCTCGATCGTGTAGGCCATCAGTTTCTATTCCAGTGAGAGGATTTCTTCCGCGGCCGATCTTCAGCGTCCGGTTCGTTGCCACCAGGTACAGCAGCGACCAGCAGGTCGAGGTCGAGACCAAACCGCTGCTGGCAGATGCGCAGCGCGGCGAGCGCGTACACGAAGCAGTCGAGTGCTTCGTTTCGGCGCCCACCACTGTCCCAGCGCATGACACGCTTGCCTTTGGAGATGGCTGCTTTTTTCTTTTCGGAGGTGAGTTGCTTGACTTCCGATTCGTCGCAGAGCGAGTCATTGGCCGGAAGGTGAACAACCCCGGGCTGAGACGTGCCGGCCTGGGATGCAGCGGTGTCAATGGGCAAACCCATTCGGCTGTACAGCAACTCTTTGGCGTTGTCGGTACCGACCTCAGTGAGGAATACCTTGTGCACCTTGTTCTTCGTGCGCGGAAAGTTCGCGATCGGCTTGCCGTAGATGGTCGCGCCGCGGATAGGGATCACCCAATGCACGCCATGCTTGCGGCTTTCGGCGTACACCTCGTCGGCATAGTGGCCACCGGCATCCCACGTCCAGCGCTCCACCTTCATGATGGTGCCATCGACGCGCGCGAACTGGCGGTGCAGTTCAAGGCCAACCTTGCGGCGCAATTCCTCGCTCGCCGGATCACCCATCAGGATAAAGCGGTGAACCAGCCATGCCTCCTCGCCCGGCCCGAACGCCCAGACTCGCCCCTCGAAGCGGTCGTCCTGCGTATCGATGCCGCCAACCAGAACCAGCCCCAGTGCAGGTACTGGTGGATAAACCTCGCGGCGCCCATACAGAACTTCGTGGTCGAGCTTCTCGCCTTGGTCGTCATCCCACGTTTCACCGCGGGTGGTGTTGATGAAGGTGATCAGCTTCGAGACGTCGCCTTTGATCTTCAGCCATTCTTCAGCCAGGCTGAGCCACGTACTCCAGGTGCTGTATATCGCCCAGATGCTGAAGCTGACCGAGCGCGGGGTGCGAATGATTTCGCCATCAGCACCAAACCAGTCCATGCCGTCGCGCGTCCAGATGCCGGTGTGATCGCAGATCCACCGCCCAGTCTTGGAAGACTCGACCATCTCGTTATGCCAAATGACGCAGGCAGCGTGCTCGCACACGTACCAGGCCTTCTCGGCTTCACCGAGAGCGTTTTTTTCCCACTTCAGACCGAACTCGCAATCCTTGCCACCCCACTTCAGCGTCTGTTCCTGCCGGCAATGCGGGCAGTCAATGTGAAACTTGAGCAGGTATGGCGACTCCTCGACCGCCTTCGTGATCTGGCAGGAGCCCACACGCTTCGGCGTTGAGCCGCGGATCGACTTGGGATAGATCGCGCCGTTGAGCCGCTTGTCGCCCAGGGTGATCGGCGCGCCCTCGCCTTCAACGCTTTCGTCGAAGTTCGACAGCTCGTCGTAGATCACCTCGTCGGCAGATTTCTCGCGGTAGTTCCGCGATGCCTTGCCGCCGCGGATCCACAGGGTTCGACGGTTGGCGAATATCTTCTGGTCCAGCGTGTTGTCGCTGTGCTTGCGCCCGAACCACGGGGCCAGGTCCCCAAGCACCGGTACGTCACGGATCATGCCGTTGACGTGGCTCTTGCTGATGTCCTCGGCGTCCGGGTCAGTCGGGCTCCACATCATCACGTTGCGGCGCTTGTGCTGGATCTTGTAGCCGATGTTCGCCATCAACAGCTTGGTGTAACCAATCCGCGCCGACTTGATGAAGTTGACGACGTTGATCAGGTCGTTGCCCATGCTGTTCAGGATCGCGACCTGAAACGGCTCGGTCGTCCACTTGCCCTCGTTGTAAGAGGACTCGGCCGACATGTAGAAGTTTGCATCCGCCCATTCAACGGCCGTCTGCGGTGGTTCTTTGTAGAGCGCCTGAAGTCCTAGCTTGATCGACTTGCGAAGGTCATTCAGCCATGGACTCAACGTACTCATCTAATAATTCCGGAAGTTGCTCGCCAAAGCTGGCGGCAATGTTTCGAGCGAGCGCTATCTCTCGCTCGACCGACTCGATGATCCGAGGGTCAACCTCCGGGTGGCGCCGAGTGACGGTCTTGCCGACTGTGTCCAGTTTCGAGCCGATCTGTGCGGCGATTTTGGCAAGGGCGAATGTGGCGAATGGGACCGGGACCAACTGCTTGTCCAGCACCTGGTTCTTCTTCTCCTGGGCGATACGTTGAGCGGCGGTCAAGCCGCGACGCTCTTCGAGCAGCTTGTACTCGATCAGTGGATCGAGACCTTCGGTTCCCTCAGCCGTTGGTTGCTGTTTCCGTTGCGCGTGTTCAACGCGGTTTTCGACCACACTCTGCACGGTGTAAAACGCTTCGCGGCCGATGCGCTCAATGGGCGTAACTCCCCATTTGTCAAAGGCTTGCGGCGAAATCCCCAGGCTCGAAGCCATATCGGATTTGTTCAACCAGCCGCGCTGTTTGGTTGTTTCTTTTTTGGCCATGATTAAACAACAACCAACCCCTGAAAAAAGGTCATACATATTTGATGGGCGGGGCCCGAATTACCCGCAAGGGGTTGGGGGCCCGGGAAGGACCCAAAGGGGGGGGTACCCCACATGCCCTGACCGTCAGCCCCGGGCTGTCGACAGTGCCTGATCCATCGCGCTGGCGAATTCGCGCTCGCGGTTGGCCTTCACGATGTTGTCCGCGATCTTGTAAAACGGGACGATCACTCGATACCCAGGCTCACCCTCGCTGAAGATAAAGACCGGCCGAACTGCATCGCCAAACGCTGTCTTCTTCCTCTCCCAGATACCTTCGGTCCCATCCACATCGCCGGCGAAGTACTTCTCGGCGTTGCCCTTGCGCTTGCTGCGCTTGCTGCCTGTTGCGTTGGCTTGCACGCCACTGAACGTCTCAGCAGCACCCAGCCCCGAGAGGATCTTCGTGATCGTGCCTCGAGGAACGTTGCCGAACTGATTGAGAGCTGAAGGTGCGGGCAATGCGTACTGACCTGGCTTCATGATGCCGCGAGCAATAAGCGCCTTCTCGAAGCGCTTGTGCGGACGGCGACCACCCTTCACGACCTGTTGAAGGTAGGTATCTGCCGGAACGCCTGAAGTCCAAGCGTCCTTGAAGAATGTACGTGCCTCTGGATTTCCTTTCTTTGCAGGCCTGACGTACAGGCTGTTCATCGTGGTCGAGGTTGGCCTGTCCAGGCGCGCGGTCATGACAGACAGCTCACCCTTCTTGACCAACTGAGCCAGGCGGGTCGCCATCAGAGCGTAAGCGAATGGTAGTTGCTTGCTACCCAGGACACGCAGAGCCTTTGATAGCTCCTCCACATTGCTGCTGGCATCGATCCTGATCACGATTCACCTACTTGGAAACAGTAGTCAGCTTCGGTTGCAGCACGACTCGGGCAATCATCACCAGGAGGCCTAGCACGCCATAGGCAATCGGAGGCAACACCGCCTGAAGCGATGGCATCAGTTGTTCAGCCACGCCCAGGGCAGCGATCGCACCGCCAGCCTGCACGCTGGTCATGCTCAGCGCTTGTTTCCAGTTGTTGATCAGTTGCATGGGTTACTCCTGCCGCTTGGGCAATTTAAAGTCGGTGAATCGGTCAGCCAGTGCAGCAACCTTCTTCACACCGAGGGTGCCGATGATGGCGCCCAGGGCTGCTGCCAGACTCGATGGAAGATTGAAGTACTCCAGCAGCGGGAATGCCCCAGCTGTGATCGCGCCACACAGGCAGGACTCCAGCAAAGCCTGACGCCGACCACCACCCCCGTAAATGACTCGCAAGAAGGCAATCCAGCACGAGAGTGCCGCGGCATAGAACATTGGGGCGTGTTGGCTGAGCCAGGCCATGACGATGAGCCAGGTGTCTGGTTTGTCGGGCATGTTAGGCATCCGGATTCCTCCCGAGCGGGAGTTGAGGAAAAAATGGTCCGCGTGTACGGCCAAAAGAGGGAATACAGAAACAAAAAAGCCCCGCACGAAGGCGGGGCAAATTATCAAATCATGAGTTGTCTAAAAATCAGCTAATGGAGCCAAAGGAGAACCCTTCGACAGCAGCAATTTTCCCACGCCATAGAACACCAGTAGTGGCAATAGGTCCATTACCGCCCGTAAATACGCGCGCATTCTTAAGATGTATGTATTGACAGGCAGGCTCAACTTCACCCTCTGGAGTAGGCTCCGGAATATATGCAAGGATTAGATCCTTAGCATTTTTCGCGGTATCACCTTCGAAAGCCTCAAATGGCTTAGAGAAATCGTCAGCCAACAGTTCGAAATAAGTCTTGTGCGGTATCAAGGTGCCCGCAACGAGATTGCCACCTATCGTCAGCACAATGCTGATCTCCATAGACATGTCGTTGGAGAACTTAACAAACCATTGCAGCAGCCAGTCAGTCTGGCGCCCATCCCATTCAGCTTTTATGAGATTTTGATTGGTTAAAAGCTTTTGCTGAATATCAATTTCGGACTTCGGTTGTGCTTCTGACATTAATGGCTCCGTGCCACTCACTTAGGTTGGAAGCAAACCTATACACCAAAAAGAACCAGACAAAAAGCCCGGCACTTTGGCCGGGCTTTTTTAGTCACTCATCAATACGCGCAGGAATGACAGGATGGAATAAATATTGATGGAACGATGGACGACTGTCAACAGGTCTTCACGCAGCAGCATCAGAAATAATCAGCCCCTCAATATCGAAGATCTCTCCAGCCACGCAAAGCGCTTCATTAACCAAGGTATCCAAGGCGCCATGAATGTTGCGACGCCATTCGCGGCGAGTCGACTCTGGCCGGCCTTCCACGTCCCAGGTATTCATGTCGTAGAAGCTCTTGGGCAAGATAACCATTGAGGCGGCGCGCGACTCGAGACGCTTCTTCGCGGCGCGCTCGGCTGCCACGGCTGAGGCGATCATCGAATCGCGCCGCCAGTTAGGCGTATCAACCGGTATGGTCACTGTGACCGTCTGCGGGCCTTTCTGGTCGGCACCCTTCAGCTTAGGAACTGCCCAGGCCGTGACAGCCTTGAAAACGAACAGCGTCGGCGCCGGAGACTGGACGCGCACGCGCAGGTCGGCGATCGCCTGGACCTTCTTGCCTTTGTCGGTGCTGTATTTTGCAACCAGGGCATCCATGTGGTGCTTCTCAAGCCCGTGGTGCAGTCGAGCTGCAACCCAGCAATCAGCCTGGGTGCGGTCAATTGATTCGCCTGGCGCAGTACCAAACAACGAGCGCAGGTCGCGCTGCTGCTCTTCGTGCGGACTGTACAGCTTCTGCCAGGCCTGTTTGCTGGTGTTGTCGATGGATTCAGCGGCAAGCGCCGAAACGACGCCGCCAAGTACGCTTTGATAAATCATCGGTCAATCCCCCGTGAAATTCGACCCGCCGGCACCGCGACGGTTGTTTTGTTCGTACTGCGCGGACGGGCCATTCATCAGCACCGGGCGCTTCAACTGTTCGATCTGGTGGTCGGCGGCCTGGAGCCGAACACTCAGCTGGGTGACCAGGATATCCAGCGGCAGCGCCTCACCGGTCTCAGCGGTGACCCAGCCCGAGGCGTTGCATTGCACACAGGCCAGCTCGTGGAAAACGCCCTTCACTACCGCCCTGCCCTTGCAGACCGGACAGCGGGCCAGGTCGAGTTGGGCGGCGCGGAATGCAGGCCCATGGGACTTCTTCATCATTCGATCCATTCGCCACTGCCCCAAGTCAGAGGATTGAACCAGCGCCAAGCCGGCACCCAGACAACCACTGTGTCCCGCCATCCCTGTCTCGATCCGCATCGGCCACAGAGTCTTTCTGATTCGAACGAGTTGTAAAAACCAGCGTCATGGCAATCGACATCGCCGATCGAATTGCAGGCTTTGCAGGCAATAGCGTGATGAAATGCCATTTTTAAACCTCGCCTATGGTTGATTCTTGAATGGCCTCGCAGCCCTTGTTTTCCGTGGCTTCCAGAGCATTACCGGAATCTCCGAATCTAAAGCCGGTCAATGTGTGGATCCGCTTGAAGCCTTTCGAATCTAGATAGGCACACCACCGATCCAACGCCTCACGCTTGCGCCCCATCACGTCGGACTGGATGTACACCTTCACGTTGTGGCCCATGGCGTGGTTGATCAGCAGCTCGCCAATCAGGTGGTCAATGCCAATGTCTGCCCAGCCGGTGCGGGCCACTTTGCGCAGGTCGTGACTGGTCCACTCGCCCTTCCCCAGCCGGGTGAACACGGCGCTCGCCTGCCCCTCGCTGAGTGCCTTGCCGTTGCGTGCCGGGAACAGGTACTGCCCGTCATAACCGTTCGCCCACTGCAGGTCGCGGTAGTTGATCAGCATCTGCCGCACCTGGTCGGTCAATGGCAGGTGATGCTCAACGCCGGTCTTGGTGTGCTCGGCCGGAATGAACCACTCGCGCTCGGCCAGGGTGATGTGAGACCACTGGGCCTGGCGGGTTTCACCAATGCGCGTGCCATGGCAAAGCATCATCAGGGCGAACATGGCATCCGCCGGCGCGCTGGCCACGGCCTCTCGCAATTGGCTGATCAGGTCCTGCAGTTGAGTGACGCGCAGGCGCGACGGCTTTACACCCACCTTGGCCTTGGAGAAGTCGCTGAACTTGACGTCCTTCATCGGGTTGGCCGCGATCAGCCGCAGCTTGAACGCCTGGCGGAAGGCCAGGGCCAGCAACTGGAACGCGGAGCGCACGTAATCGATGCCGATGGATTCCTGCGCCGGCCACATGAACTTGTCGTCCAGCGTGGCCTTGTCGATCGACGCCAGCGGCACGGCGCCCAGCAGCGGCTTCAGGTGGCACTTAATCAGCGATGCACCGGTCTTCTTGCGTTTGCTCGACAGGCTGCGGTCGCGGGCCATGCGGTCGGCGTACCAGTCCAGCAGCTCACCGACCAACACCCACTTCGACAGGTTCGACCCGGCACCGGCATCCAAGCGCAGGCGAATGCCCGGCAAGGCCGCAACCACCTGCTTGGCACTCAAGTCAGGGAAGCTGCCGACGAGGTTCCACTTGCCCTTCTGCACCAGGTACCACGAGGCGCGAGCACGATCGCGAGTGAAGCGCAGGTATAGGCCCCGGTTCTCGATGTCGCGCAGATCCCGCACGCCCCCGGCGGCCTGGCGTTTGATCTCGGTGTCGGTGATCTTTACTGCAGCCGTCGTCATGCCGCCACCACTGTCGGCACCAGACGCAGATAGGCGCGGATCTGCTCCATCGCGTCGAAGTGGCCGCGGCACACGATAGCCAGATAGCCCTGATCGCTGAGCTTGCGGATCCGTTCGTGCTGGCTGGCCGAAACCGCGGCGTCGTAAGGCGGTGTGGCTTTGAACTCGAGGTACAGGCCGAAGTAGCCACCCCGGGCCATCGGCAGCACCAGATCAGGGATACCGGCCTTAACGCCCTGAGCCTTCAGCTTCGCGGCCACAGCCTTAACCCGGTGCCCACCGTTGGGCACGTGATAGATCAGGTCGGCAACCTCGGGCATTCGCAGGCGCAGCTCGGCCATCAGCGCGGCCTGCTCCAACCCTTCACGATCGACGGGCTTGGCCCGGGGGCTGCGCGGCTTGAACACCTTCATGGTCACCGGCTTCATTTGCGCTGACCCCGCGCCTGGCTGCCCCGCCGAATCAGGTAAAAGCACGCCTCCCAAATGACCACGGTCGCAGCGAGCATCAGGCCGAGCAAGGTTTGTAGGTCTATCATGCAGCCCCCTTAACGGTCAGTATTCCGGCCCTGATCAGAGCCTCATGTGTTTCGGCGATCGCCCGGGGCATGTCTGGCCAGTCCACGGCACCTGCTGCGCGGCCGTCGATCACGTCGTGGCAGGCGCTGCATGCGTAGACCGCCACGGTGTCGAAGCCCTTCATGCCCATGCCCTTCTGCCCACACGGCAGATGCGCGAGCACCGTGGTGGCCGGGTCGAAGTTGCAGATGCCCGGCATGCGCACGGCGCAGTCCTGGCCATTGGCCGAGGCGCGGAGTTTCTTCGAGGCGACTTTCACTCCGGATCCCTCGCCTTCTGTTCGAGCTCGATCAGCAGCTCCAGAAAGTGCTTGGCCTTCTCCAGATCGGCGAGTCCGCCCTTGTCGCGCCAGCGGGTGACGTACTTGATCACGCTGCCTTCGGCGAACGGGATGCCATTGGCGTGGATGTATTCGATGGGCTGGATCTTGAGCGACTTGTAATGGCCGCCCGATACCTGTTTCGTGAGTGCGCTCATTGGGTTGCTCCAGCGCGCCGGGCGCGCAATTCGGCCAAGGCCTTGTTTCCGACTTCAGGGGTACGACGACCTTCTGCGCGAGCAGGAAGCGCCAAAGGCATTTTTTGCAGGGGCAGCCCATCAACCAGGCGACGAACCGTGATCACGTAATTGCGCTCGAACAACTTCTTGGCCAGGGAGGTTTCGAGACGATTGAGGTTTTCGAATCCCGCCTCCTTTGCGGTGTGCCAGACGGCGTCGTGCGACCAGGTGGCCTGCCCCGCCATCGCTGGATGGGCGTTACGGCAGGCTTCGCGAAACGCAGCGTCGAGCGGAGGGATGCCAAGCATTTCCGGTGTGGGCTGGCACATCTCGATGAACTCGCCAACGCTGGGGGCAAAGGGCTTTTTCAGGCGGCGGCAGTTTTCGATCCCGTATTCGATTTGATCAAGGCTGGTGATGCGCTGGGCCACGAACTCCATAATCCATTCGGCCTTGGCCGCACCCAGCGCCTCAGTCGTCGGCCAGGCTTGCCGCCACGCCGGGAATATTCCGCGCAGGCGGCGGAAAAGCTCATTGACCACTTCGGTGGTAGCAGGATCGACCGCCACGGACTTGGGAGCGTTTTCCGGAAGGTTTGGCATGTAGGGCAGAATCTGGGCAACAGACTTCATGGCTTGATCTCCAGGTTCTTCGCCCAGCTGTCATCGTCGAAATCTGGACCGGCAGCAGCACGTGGAGTGAATGGCACAACCCGAGCGGCCTTAGCGCTATCTCTCTTTACCCAGCCTACAAGTGCGGCGACCCACTGCTTCTCGGTCTGGGCAAGACCCTTGGCTTCGTGGTGCAGAACAAAACCCGAAATAGCGTCGTTGGTGAACATGGCGGAAGTCAGGCCGGCCCTTGTCGAATAGGCACTGAGAAGATCGGAGTCAGGCGCCCAGTCCAGGCTCATCGCAAATGGTCCACGCGGAGTGTGTGTAGAATCTCCATTCCCCTTCCCTTCCACTCCGTGGGTGAGGGCTCCGCAACCATTCGGCGAGTCCTCGTAGAATGGTTGTTGAGTGTCAGTCGATGTCTCGACGTCTTGTCGTACATACGACGGATACTTGATGGTGGGTTTGTCGATCTTCTGGTGGTGCCAGCCATTGACATGCAGATAGAGCTTCGACGCGTGGCAGTAGGCCGATAGCAAACCGTTCAACTCCAACTCGGCGAGCAGGTCGGCAACTTGGGTTGCGGTGATGTCATCACCGGGGAAAACCAATGCCTTCAAGGTCTTTGGCGACAACGGATGGTTTCCTGCGTCATCGCAGAAGTTCCAAATGCCGATGAACAGCAGGCGTGCAAGCGCGCTGCACTCCATGACCTGTTCGCTGGTCCAGAACTCGGGTTTTACGGTACGGATGCGGGCCATTACACGGCCTCCTGCAGAAGTTCAGCCAGTCGAGCGAGGCCTTTCGGGGTTACGAGGGGTTGAAATGCCGCGCGTTCGACACCGGTTTCGGAGTCAGGCTTGAGTGCAGTCACTTTGTGCTTGAGGAAGCCGGCTCGGATGCGTGGCTCCATGGCGATCCAGCGGCTAGAACCACCACGTCGATAGATCCAGCGGTTGGCCTGCATCCAGTCGAAGAGCTTCGAAGGTGGCATCCCAAGTTGCTTGGCTGCGTCCGTGATGCAGATAGCGCCCTCCGCAGCTGCGAGGCGTTTGATAGCCGCGACCTTCGGCGCCTGATCCAGAATCACCAGGCGCAGAGACTGGTTCTCCTTGGCCTGATCAGCGGCAGCCTGGAGTGCTTCGGCGTATGTCGCTGGAATCTGGAACTGGTCCGCTCTCGCCTCCAGCTCCTGCCAGCGATCAATGATCCGGGCACGCAGCTCGACGCTGTACCCAGAGACCACCACCAGGGTGTCGCGCTGAGACAGGAGGAACTCGCGGTAGACCTGGCCGTTCTGCGGGTGCACGTAGGGGGTGTCGTTTGAAGAAACGACACCCTTGGCGACCATTGCCCGGATGGTTTTCAGCACGTTGTCGTGCGTACTGCCGGTGAGCTCGGCGATCTCGCGAGACGACATGGTGTGTCGCGACACGTTTTGCGAACGCTCAAAAAGTGTCGCGGTGTGCCGAGTATTGCCGGGAGCGGTATTGGTGTTCATAATGGCCCCTCAAGTTTGTTGCTGTAGAAGAAGCCGGTCTAGCCACCGGCTTTTTTGTGCCTGCGATTCAGGCGACCTTCACCGACTGTTCCATCACGGCCAGTTCCTGCCGGACGTGCTCGATCTCTTTGCGGATGGCCTGCTTTTCGATCTGGCTGACGTGCCCGTCGTCAAGCGCCGCGTGCACCGCGATGGTCAGGTCGGCGATCTCCTTCCCGACGTGCATCATCGAAGCCGTGAGCGCCTGCGGTGCCGGCGCGACCTTCTTCACCAGGTCGAAACCGAACTGCTCAGCCAGGGCGGCGAGCGGACGCATATCTGCGGTGTGCAGCAGGATCCCGAACAGGTGCTCGATAGTCAGGTGATGGGCATCGTTGTCAGGGTTGGCGCGCTGCAGCAGGCTGACGTGGGGAACACCCATCTGGCCGGCCAGTACCTTCGCTTCGTTGTCGAGGACCGCGCTCTGGCAGGCCCGCAGGAATTCGTCCATCCGTAAAACCTCTGTTTTGTTTCAGTGGCTGCACGCCACCATGGGCTGCAAACTGTTTCTCAACGGCTAAGCGGCGCTAACCGAGGCTTTCGGCTCAGCACAAAGCTCTCGGGCGGTAATCAAGCCGCCGGTCAACTCTTCAGCCTTGAACGCGGTTTTTGCACTCATTGCGTATGCCCCGGTAACCCAGTAGGAAACCGCCGCTTGAGTGACCCCCAGCGCCACAGCCGTTTTGGTTTGCCCGCCGAAGTGCTCGACGAGCCTTTCGATAGGGGTCATAGAGAGCCCTCCTGATAAGCACGCTTATATCGTAGGGAGAAGGAGGCTTATTTGCAAGGCAATAAGGGAACTTATAAATTTAGAGGTATGACGACACTAGCCGAACGCATGAAGCTCGCACGCAAGCATGCAAACCTCACCCAAAAAGCGCTGGCCGATAAGGCCGGAGTTGAGCAGCCCGTGATCTCTCAGTTGGAGACGGGAAAGAATCAGCAAAGCGCCCATCTCGCAAAATTCGCCCACCTGTGCGGCGTGAGCGCTATTTGGCTGTCTGATGGCATCGGATCAATGACCGATAAGGTGCTTGGCGAATCTAATGTCAGAATTGCCCAGCAGCACGCGGAGCTCTTTCGATACCCGGTGATAAGTTGGGTGTCGGCCGGGTCATGGGAAGAGGCCGTTCAGCCGTATCCCGATGGCTTTTCAGACCGTTATGAATTTTCCGACTATGACTCCAAGGGCCCAGCGTTCTGGCTAGAAGTCAAAGGGGACTCTATGACGGCGCCGACTGGAACTAGCGTTCCTGAGGGGATGATGATCCTGGTCGACACTGAGGCTGATGTGAAACCAGGTAAGCTGGTAATCGCTAAGCTGCCCGCAAGCAATGAAGCCACCTTCAAGAAGCTGGTAGAGGACGGCGGAACCCGCTACCTCAAGCCTCTCAACCCAGCATACAAGATGGTCGAGATGGATGAGGACTGCCGCATCATCGGCGTAGCGGTTCGAATGACCGGAAAGCTCTAAGGCATCTTAATCTTCCCATACCGGCCATGCCCGCGCCGAGGGTGAAATTTAGAGAATGGTCCGCGCATCAGAAAAACAATAATTAGGTTACTAATGGAGTAGCATGGCAAGCCCAGATCAGGAACCGTCAACCTCTTGGGTTGGTGACGTAGCCGTAATTATCGACGCAGTTACAAATCTTTATAACGCCGTAGCTGCGAAATCCCCTGCTGTGGCTGATACTGTGGTGATATTGGCCGCACTGCTCCCTTTCTACATTGCATACGTCTGGAGTTGCGGATTGAAGGGCAAGGAGAAAAAAGCAGATACGAAGGTCAAAGACGGACGGAAAGCGTCTAAGAAGCTAGGGAATGGCAAGACAGGAGGAAAAAAACCATGAGTCATTTGCTGTTACCACTGCTGGGAGCGGGATTAATTGTCGCTTACTGGGTCGTGTGCAGACGCAGGTCTCTCGTTTACCGTGAGCGAGCTGCGGGCTTGCTTGTGGAGTATTTCGGTAAGCACGGCGTTTCAGAAGCTGAAAAAGATGGGGCCGAACGATTCTATATGAACGCTCGTTACTGGCTTTTCATGCCGATCATAACGGTCCTGGCGTTTCCTATTATTTTGGGAAGCGTGCTGGCAAAGAATCCAACCCCATCGATCAGCAAGGAACGCATGGCCATTACTGATGCTGCCATGAAGATGTATTTGACCAGAAACCCACTGACAGGGACCATTTGCCTGCTGGGGTTCTTTGTCACCGCGTTGCTGGCTCAATTCATTGGCTTGCTGGTGAATAGGGTTCGTACCGTCCCAAATCCAATCACGATCTATATGATTACCTCCAAGGTGTACCCGCATTTCAAGCGGCACGCGCACTAACGCCACCCCGCAGCTACTGAGCCCGCCATGCGCGGGCTTTTTCATGTCCGCACGGCGAAAGAGTACAAATGTACTCCATCGATATTGCCGTTTTCCTACGAATGAAATACTGTTTATCCATACAGTTAATCCAAGGAGGCTGACATGAACCAGAACTCAACCAGTATTGCTTTCACACCTAACTCCTACGAGCACGTGGGCCGCCGCATCCAGACCATGGTTTCAGATCCCAAGGTCCAGAAACATCAGACGGTAACGATCACCAGGCGCGAAGATGAATCCCCCGAAGCCTGGGGGCGAGTCCTTCAAGAGCTTGAGGAAACTGACGGCATAACCATTGAGCGTCTGGACCTGAATTGTGTCCGCATTGGCTGGCAGCGCTACATCGATTGTTGAAGGAAGCCCGCGCAATGCGGGCTTTTTTGCGCCTCGAAGAAATTTTATAAGTCTACTTATTGACGCCCACGAATAAGCAGGCTTATATTTATCCCAAGCCAAGCAACAACGGCCAGCAGCGAAAGCCGCGCCGCTCTTTAACAACCAGAAGACAGACCCTGATTGCGATCAGGGAACAACAACGAAACACAGCCTGCTTCCGTGTCCGGTAACTCGGCACGCAAGGTTTGCTGAGAAGTACGGAAAAGCATCACTTCTGCACCTTGGCGACAGGGTGCAGCGGGATGTAACCCAACCAGAGGAATCACCATGTTCGGTATCGGTAAGAAGCTGTTCGGCGCCAAGCGCGCCGTCAAGAAACTGGAAAATCGCGACCTGATGCAAGCCATCGTCGGCGGCTGCCTTCTGGTAGCAGCGTCGGACGGCGAGATCAGCAAGAACGAAGCCGCCCAGATTGATATCCAGATCCGGGCCAACAAAGCGCTGGAGCATTTCGGCTCCGAGATCACCAGCACGGTCAACCTGTTCACCGAGCAGTTGCAGGCCGGTTTCCGTCTCGGCCGCATGAACATCCTGCGCGAGATTCGCGACATCAAAAACAACCCGGCGGATGCGGAAGAGGTATTCGTGAACATGCTCACCGTTGCCGAAGGCGACGGCAACATCAGCCCCGAAGAGCTGAAGGTTCTCGGCGAGATCGGCAATGAGCTGGGCCTGCGCCTCAAAGACTTCGGTATTGAGGCGTGAGGCAGCGACAAAGGCAGGCGCTGATCATCTCTGCCGCGGCCATCGCCCTGGTAGTCATTGCCAACAGCGTTATCCATCGCGGCATCTGCTCCTACTACGGCTACCAGACTGACAGAGAAACGAAATACGCCCCATTCGTTGGCTGTATGGCGAAAGTCTCCGGAAGCTGGGTGCTGCGTAGCGAACTGCGCGCCGTTCAATAAGCATCACTTCTGCCCATTCACTGAGTGGGCAGCGGGATGCGGATGATTCTGCACCGCGCAACGCGGCCCCCCGCAGTCACCAACTAGGGCAAAAAATGCCCTAGTTCAACTCAGCACGGAGGATTGGCAGCCATGTAACCGACCGATCGAAGACCGCCCAACAGCGGCACCAGCTTCACATAGGGAGGCCTCTGTGGAGCACAACGAAAGCCCGGGAATCCTCGGGCTTTTTTTCGCCCGCGTTTATCCGTCAGCACTCCCCTCTGCGCCCAACGGCAAACAGCAGGCGGCCTGAGTGCTGACGAATACACGCAACCCCATTGAGGTATCGCCATGCATCAAGCCATCCAACAGCGGGTCGACGGGGTTGCTGCCCTGCACATTCGCTCACGCATCGCCACCGCCGCGTTCTACGCCATGATCGGCCGGGAGCAGCCAGTGCAACAGATTCGCTACCAGGTGCAGACCAAGGGCAACGCCTATCACATCGTTGAACTCTCCACCGGCTTGACCAAGGGCTTCCGCTGGACATGGAAGGCCGCCGTCAACTTCGCCCAGGTACTGGAGGCGCGCGCCGACGGCATCAAGGTCTCGCTGAATGGTGAGCGGAAATGATCGGCGTACCAATGCCGAACCCACGCGATTCGATCATCGCCGACCTGAACCTGCAGATAGACAAGTTCTACGGCGCAGGCGGGGAGGTCCAGCAGATCGCCAGCGGCGTAAGCGCCGAAATGGTCGGCTACGGCGCCTCCTCCCATCAGGACCGACTCAAGGCCGAGCGCGCCAAGCTGGCACCAGGTGTAAAAGCCCTAGCCGATGCCGGCAAGACCCTGGCAGCCACCGCCGCCGAGCTGAAGATGCGGCCAGCCCGCGTCAAGCTCATCGCGCACGAGAACGGGTTCGCGTTTTCCTCATGAGGCGAATCAACAAGATGGTCAGCGCTCGACGCCGGGCCACCTGGCTGGAGATCCCAGCCAGCGGAATTGAAGAGGTAGGCCATGGCCAAGAGCAATGCAGATCGCTCGGCGAAAGCCGCGGCGAAGAGGAAGGAGCGCGGCGAAGAGGAAATCAGGCTGCACTGCCTGCCCGGAACGCGCCAAGCACTTGCTGAGCTGATGGCCTGGAGCGGCATCGAGGAGCAGGGCGAGGCGATCACGCTGATGATTCACCGGCTACATGAGTTAGGGCCTCAAAAGTGCCTGCCGATGCTTGATCCGCCGCGACACGAATACGTGATACCTGAAAACGTGTCGCGGAAATTGGAGCTGGCCTACAACCGGGAATCGCTCCGCATCTGTCGCGACGATTAACCAGTCTCACGCTACGCATCCGGCCATGCAGTAAGGCGCCTGCCTTGATTGTTTCGCGCTGACTAAGACCTGAATTTTCGGCGCAACATCAACTCAAGCTCAGAGAGAGTGCGTGCATATAGGTCTCGAGCTGATTCAGTTACCTCTCTGACATTATGCGTAAATAAACCGAAGCTCTCAGGTGCCGGGGCGTTGGCATATAGCGCTGCAATTCGCAAAGTGTCTTGAATGTATTTTTCAGTGAACACGTTTGCTGGGCCGCTAAAGCTTTGTTCCTCTTCTGGAGAGAAAAATACTACCGCCGTACTCCATGCTCGAGTGTATGCCTGCAGGGCAATCAGCCACTTTTTCTTCGCCTCCTCTTCCTCCTCAAAGAGCTCCACACTGGGCATGCCCTCTGAGTGCATCCGATGGGCGCAGCTTCGCTCAATCGCAAGGAGGTAGCCTCGCAAAGTGTGCAAGTCCGTAGCCGCATCCTTCAAATCCTTTAACGACTTGAAACGCTCGGCATGGGTGAATTGGGCTTTCCAGGCATTCAACGTGTAGATCGCCACCACAGCCGCAACAGCTGTCGCCAAAAAACTGGTGCATTCCAGCGCGTCTTTGAGTTTCGCGTAATCACCAAACACCGGGCGCCAAACCACTCCAGCCATGAACAAGCCAGAGCCTGTGACCGCCAACAAGACCGCGTCGCTCCACTTCATATTTTGCTCACCGTTCGTCTCCATGCCGGGCCGAACACAAATACCCCACTTCAACGAATCACGCCAGCCGGCGAGGCAGGCGCACGCCTGGAGATAACCCATGAGCACCTTTGCAGTGTTTGGAATGACCCTCGATGTCGCCAAGACCGAGGCCCGCAAGAAGACGGCTGGCACCCGGAAGAACGCCAAAGCACCTGGTGGCGTCGAGCCAATCCCTGAGGCTGAATGGCTGGAGCTGGTCGCAAAGCGCGCCGAGAAGATTATGGGGGGGGGTACGGTCCGCCAGCTATCACCGCTCTTCGACGCCCCGCAGTACGCCGAACAGTTCATTGAGCTGGCCCGCAAAACTCTGAGGTGCCGCGACATGCAGATCAGGGCCAAGGCGGTACTGGTAGACGCCAAGGGCAAACCAATCATCAACCCGAAAACGAAAGCGCCTCGCGTGGGATTTTCGGAATGGCCGCCAAAGCAGCAAGACCAGGCCGCATAACTCCCCCCTCCACCGCCCGGGCATGCCCCGGCATAGGACGCCCCATGCCCACAGAAAACAAACCGGCCAAGCCGCTGCAGGTTGAGCGATCGACAGTAACGAAGCTGGTGATCACCGGCGCGCCACGGCTCGACCCGATCACGGTGTTCCTGGAGGACTTCGGTCGCCGGGACTGCCCCACCGAATCCGATCCGAACTACCAGACCGCCCAGGGCAAGATCACGATCAACTGCTGGGACAAGAGCTGGAACGCTTACTGGGGCGGCATGGGGCCGCGCACCGTCGCGGAGTTCGTCACCAACTGCGGCTGGGACTACGTCTTAAACTGCCTGGATCGCGGGATCAGCAGCACGCGATTCAGCGGTGACGCCCTCCATACCTTTGCCAAAAAATGCATCGTTCAGCGCCGCCGGCAACAGACCGGGCGTCACAATTGGGAGCTGGGCGAACTGAGCAAAGGTGAGGCCCGAGAGCTTTGGCATGACATCGGCGTTTTGAGCGACATAGAGACGCCAAACGAATCCTGGCATCACAGTAAGCTGCTGACCGAGCTGTTCGGCGATGAATGGCATTACCCGGTGGGCGAGCACGCTGTCGAGGAAAACCACGACTTCACCTACTTGCGTCGCATCGTCGAGGCCGTCCAGGCAGCGCTAAGCCAGGAACACCAGCAGATTTCCTGACAGGAGTACATCTGTACTCCACCCCGACTTTCAGTAACTCCCTCCCCCTTCAAAGTCAGCCGCTATAGCGGCAAGGATCCCTATGCGCCTGAAGAAAGCTGAGCGCGAAAAGGTTCGCCTGAAGTACGGCGGGCACTGCGCCTATTGCGGCGTGCTGCTGGGCGATCGATGGCACGCTGATCACCGCGAGCCCGTTATCCGGGTCGCGGATGAGCGGATCGCCGACCAGATCGACAACCACAACCTGACCAACATGATGCCCGCCTGCGCCCCCTGCAACATCAGCAAGGGCCGGCAGACGCTCGAAGGGTGGCGCGCCTGGATCGCCGGGCACGTCAGCAGCCTCAACAACTACCACCCCATCTACCGCCTGGCGAAAGCCTACGGCCTGATCTCCGAGACAGGTGTGCCGGTAGTCTTCCACTTCGAAAAGGTGAGCCAATGATCGTCGACGACATCATGACCGATAAAATCACCCTGCACGGCCTGGGCTTTGTGCAGGTCCAGCTCGAAGCAAACCAGCGCCTGCACGTCTGGCATCCAGAGTTGCCGCGCCGGGCCTGCTTCGAGCACTCGGCCATCCACAACCACCGCTTTGATTTCGAGTCGCGGGTTCTGGTCGGCACGCAAATCAATATCCCCTTCGGGGATTTCCCCGCAGGATCTGCCTGCTTTATCAAGGAAACCCACGAGCTCTACCTGCATGAGGGGGCGAGAACTTCCCGCGGTGGCCGGCCTTGGGTGCCGAATGGCCGCGTGGATATGCGGGAGATGTACATTCACGCGGTCTCTGCAGGCTCGACCTATCACATGAAGGCCTACGACTTTCACCGCACCGAGGCGGGCGGCGACGGCAAAGTGGCAACCATCATGAAAAAAGGTTGGGAGGGACAGAACGGTGCGCAATCAAGTTGCCTGATTGGTGTTGAGCCTGATGGTGACTTCGACCGCTTCCAGTGGTCACCAGCCAAGCTCTGGGAAATTGTGGCCGAAGTGATGCTCGGCCAGCGGGTGACGCCATGAAGACGCATTTCTTTGCAGGGCCTGCGGCGGACGACATCGAGCGGGCGCCTTGCGGAACCTGGCTAGGCGATGGATCGGGGCTCTCTGGAATGTGGGAGCGAGTGGATTGCCGCCGCTGCCAGGCCCTCAAAGAAAAAATCATTAATACAGCCGCGACCGAAGAGCGCGCCATTGTCGAGCAGATGGGAGACATGGCGGCATTTATGCGGGCGCAAGACGGAAAGCAAGAGGTGACCCCATGATCGCCCTCGCCTGTTTCGCCTACGTGTACTGCTACAAGGGGCCGCAGCGATGAACTTGCCCCCGCTGATCAGCAGCCAGCGATATCTGAACCGCGATGTCATTGCCAGAAAGGCCGCCACGTTCAAGGTCTTCGTGGTCAGGACCGTGACCATGGAGATTCGCGGAAAGCACTACCGCGTTCTACTGGATGGTCACCATAACCTGGCAGCCGCCCGCCTCGTCGGCGCAGAGCCAACTTGGAAAGGGCCGGCGCCAAAGTTTGAACGGATCATGAGGCGCATGCCGGCTGACAGCTTTGCAGCCTTCATGATCAACAACCTGACCGACAGCGACTGGTACTTCCACGAAACCGGCGAAGTGGTTGCAGATCTGCTCGCGCCACAACTCTAACCCCTACCCCACACAAGAGCCTGCCGGTGTACGGCGGGCGAGGATAAACCGTGTCTGACCTAAAAGTCATGGCGGCTGAGGCCGCGCTCAAGAAAATGGTGCAGAGCTCGCATTTCAACATCTGCACTCTGGATACCATCGTCACCATGATGGACGTGAAACCTGACAGGGATGCCTACAACATCCTCCGGACTCTGCACTGCGTCGATTACAACCAAATGCGACCTGAGCTTCTCCAGGCTCTTCCGGATCTGATCGCCACGGTTTTGCGGTCCCCTTCGTTTGAAGCAAGTCGGATCAACATCGTCTCCGATGGCGCTGGTCTGCGACTCATCAAGCACTGAATCACACCTTCTGCCGCCCGGCGCGGCATGGAGCATCATGATGAAAAAAGAACTGATCAAGATCAGCGAGTATCAGCGGCGGCGCTGGGGCGAGAACGGAACTCCGCAGTGCTCTCAGGCCATTCGCAAGCACATCCTCAACGGGGTCGTTCCCGGCGAGCAAATCGGGAAACTCTGGTACGTTGACTGGACGGCGTTCAGCAAGTCGGATGGTAACGACCTGGTCGCAATGGTACTGAAAGGAGCCGCATGATGGTCCCAAGGCCGCGCAACAAGGCGAACAAGAGCCTCCCGCAGAACCTGTACTTTGATCCGCGGCGCTCGACTTATCGCTACCGGCGGCCTACCGACGGTAAGTGGTTTCAGTTCGGCACCGATCGCATCAAGGCTATTGATGCCGCCAAGCAGCTGAACCTGGAATTTATGCGAGGCGCCGACCTGATCGGCGCCGTGAAGGGCAGCACGTCGGATCTGTTCACCGGCTTTCTCGACACCTACGAACAAGACATCCTGCCGCCCCGCGAACTGGCGAAAGGTACCCTGGGCCTGTACGCGGTGCACTTCCGGCGCTTCCGCAAGCAGTTTGAAGGGAAGGCCGTGGACCAGATCACGATCCGCATGATCGCGGAGATGCTGGACGCCCTCACCCCGCGCACCGCCAACCAGTGCCGGGCACTGCTGATCGACATCTTCAACCACGCGGCATCGAAGGGACTGTGTCCGGACAACCCGGCCGCCAGCACCATTAACCGGATCGAGAAGAAGCAGCGCAAGCGACACACCATTGAGGGCCTGAAAGCCATCCGGGAGAAGTCGCCAGCCTGGCTGCAGAACGCTATCGACCTGGCGCTTATCACCGCGCAACGCCGCACCGACATCCTCAACCTGCGCTTCGACGGCGTTCGGGAGGGGTTTCTGTACGTGGTGCAGCAGAAGACGGCCAAAGCCAGCGACGCGGCATGGATACGGTTCAAAGTCACTGACGAGCTCCAGGCTGTGATCAGCCGGTGCCGGGATGACATCGTCTCTCCGTACCTGGTGCACCGCCGGCCTGACCGCAAGAAGCAGAAGCAGGCGCAGACGAAAGACCACTGGACGCAGGTTGAAGAACGGTATTTGACGAGGGCCTTCAAAGAGGCTCGGGAGGCGGCGGAGTGTTACAAGGGATGGAAGGAAGAGGAAATGCCGGGCTTCCACGAAGTGCGAGCATTGTCGCTGCACCTGTACCAGAAAGCCGGAAAAGACGGGCAGAAGATCGCGGGCCACGCGAGCGAGACCATGACCAAAAACTACCAGCGGGACCACGCCGAAGTGGTCTGGACCGAAGCGATTCCCGACCTCAATATCAGCGAAATCACCGGGTAGTTTTGCGCCAGTTTTGCGCGGGTTTTGCGCAGGCACAAAAAAGCCGATCTAGCTGATCGGCTTAAGTGTCTGATTTTACTCAGGAATAATGGTCGGGACGGAGTGATTCGAACACTCGACCCCTAGCACCCCATGCTAGTGCGCTACCGGACTGCGCTACGCCCCGACTAGGCGTGTTACCTGTTGCTGTTCTCGAAGAACGCTCAAGAATATATCGCAAGCTTTTGAAAACTGGAAGTATTTAAAGCAAGTTTTTATTTCTTGAGGACCACCAGTACATCTTCGAGCTCGGAGATCATCTGGCGGATCATTTGCTTGTACTGGGTGGTGTCGTCTTTGGCCTCGTCACCGGACAATCGCAAGCGTGCGCCGCCTATGGTGAACCCCTGATCATAAAGCAACGCGCGGATCTGCCGGATCATCAGCACGTCTTGTCGCTGATAATACCGGCGGTTTCCGCGGCGTTTGACGGGGTTGAGTTGAGGAAACTCCTGCTCCCAATAGCGCAGTACGTGCGGCTTTACCGCACACAGCTCGCTGACTTCACCAATGGTGAAGTAGCGTTTGCCTGGGATGACGGGAAGCTCGTC